AATAATTATAATGAATACTGGAGACTATCAAAATAATATTATAGACTTACCTTCCATAACACGTGAAAGGTATGAAAATATTTTTAAAATATTTAACGTAAAAAATGAAAGTAGCGATTATCTATTTTATAATATTTTAAATAAAGTGAATATACCTGCAGATATAGATGAGAGTATATTAGGTACTATTGATTTAGATGTTAAAATACCGTGGACTATATTATCACATAGATTATACGGTACTCAATTTTTATGGTGGTTGATATTTCTCTTAAACAAACCTAATAATATTTTTTATGCAGACAGTGGTATAACTTATAAATATATCTTACCTCAAAATGTAGAAGATGTATTAAATAGTATTGCAAATCAACTTAGGTAGTAAGATGGCAAAAACAAATACAAATGTAGTTATAATAGATGGCAACCCTTATGATGTTGAAATATATTTAATAAAAGGTTGCACTAGTACAGGTGTTATACCTATAGCTTATAGTAGTTTAAAGTATCTTGAAATAAGTAATGATCTTGCGAATATAGGGTACACCGGTAAAATTATATTTACTAACTTCAATAACATTTTAGAAAAATTAAATGTATTTGCCGCGTCAAATAACGCTCCTATACTTTATTTTAAGTTACGAAGCTTAAGTTTTGGTGATGAAAAATCAACATATGACGATATATTCTTTTTTGCTGCTTTAACAGAGGGACAAGATTTTAAACAAAACGCGATAGATGGCAATTCTGCTTATAATTTTGAAGAGTTATATGTGTTTAATTTAAAGACCTCAAAAGTGATTAAAGATAACTTATATCTGAAATCTTTTTTTAATAATAGTGTGCCTGTTTATAAATTGCTAAGATATCTATTAACTTTTAATGAAGAAGTACCTTCAGTTTTTGATCAAACACCTCAATTTTTATCACCAAGTATCCGATCTAATAAAACTCTATCTATATCTACCCTTTCTGCTTCAGATAATCATATTTTAAGGGAAATAGAAGTAGCTGGTGAACCTGCTGGTGATTCAATTGCTCTTACCCCGATTGTTAATTTAAATAATACTACCGTATTTTACGATGCTATAAAGTCGCTATATCCGTACTTTTCTTTTTTACCTAAAGGAAGGGAATTAAAAATAGATAACGAGAATTGGTATGATCCTGGAATGATTAAAATTGAAAATGATAGAGCAACTAATGGAGCTAGAAAAATTATAATGTTTCCTTTGTTAGGTACTATACAGAATTTTTTTGATACAGTAAGTAAAGAAGGTAGTAAGACGTCAGGAGTTATAGCATCGACTGCAGATAATTATTATAACAATATATTTCTAACTGAAAAATTTGTTATTGCACAAAGCGATTCTGCTGAATATCTATCAGATAATACTGTAGATAAATATGAATTAAAAAGAGTTAATTATAACGATGTATTAAAAAATAAAAAATGGGTTACTACTGAGTGTAGAGAAGAATCAAGAGACGGTTGCACAAGTGGTAGTATAAGACCTTATTTAAAAACTAGACAAGTTTTTGAGCAAATTTGTGTTTCGCCATATCCTTGTAACTTACCGGAAATTCCTGAAGGTAATGAATCTGTAAAAGTATATCAAAAACCCGATATAAATATTAATCTTGCTCTGGCCTATGGAACAAATACCGTACTAAAAAGCTTTGTTTTTGATAATTTAGCAGTAGTTTTTAGAGTAAAAGGACAGCCTTATAGAAAACCTAACAGATTTATTTCTTTAAATCCTCAACAACTAGATAAAAAGTCGGGAGATAAATTTAACGAAAAAAATAAAGAGGAAATAAGTGGTTATTGGTATGTTGTATCTGTAAATCATATATTTGAAAACGGTAATTATTTTAATGAATTTACTTGTGTAAAACTTTATGATTTAAACTCATCAGTATCCAACCAACAAAATTCAAATGTAGGTACTCCAGGAATTAACTCTACAGGTAGCGCACCTAATGGCGGTGAAGAAATAACAAGCCCTAGAAGTAATCCACAAGGTACATCTACCAATGCTCCAGCTCCTAAAACTCGAGTTCCGCTAGAGGGTCCCGTTCCTAATATAACAAGACCAGAACCACCTTTACCTGAAGGCTCTGGCGAGGCTTCTGGAGTCTTGCTTGAATTTCTCGATTCTGGAACAACTTCTTCACCTCTATAAACAATTAATATGGTAATATACACTAACAATCTAGCACAGAAATTATTTGGCTTTGCAATAAGTAGAGAACAATTAAGAAATACTAATCTTTGCGATCTTTTGGAGGATCCCAATCTTCAGTTAGATATAGATTTAGCTATAGACTTTAACGCTGCCGTTAGAGGTGATGAAGATGCAGCAGAAAGATTTACTAATACTTTTATTTTAAGTAGTGCGTTTTTAGATTATTCTACTAATGATTTTTACACTACAAGAATGGGGCAATATCCTATATTTGAATATCATGTAGACAGAGTAACTTATATCTTTAATAATTTAGATAATATAAATGATTATTATGCTAGCGCTAGTGCTAGAGAGAAAAACTTTATAGATAGCTTAAAAAACGCGTTAAAGGACTGTTTAAATTCTCCGTGTAATCTTTTTGCAGCCTCATCAGAGAGTATAGCTTCCATTATAGATAATGTAGCTGCCAGTAATTCAGCTACTATACCGCCTTTTTCTGAATTAAGAGATCTATTTAAAACTACTTACGGTGGTATTAAAAATACTTTGATAAAACAAGTACCAGATGCAGTATCTGATATGATAGGTAAGATGGCGATTTTAGGGCAGGATGCTTTTAATCAATCTGTTGGCATTATTTATGAGAAAGATAAAGCTAAAAAAGATAAACTAATAGCTGACGCCTTAGCAGGAAAAGCTCTAGATTATGATACTACAGGGTATGTATATGTTCCAGATATTGAGGCTATTACTAGTATAGAGGGGTTTGGTGCTTCTGTTCTTTCGCAGGTTGCTTCGGATTTAGGGGGATGCTTTAGAAAATATCAGCATCTCGCTAGATACTCGCCTTATGATCCTAATCAGAATTTGAGTGTTACTAGTAGAGAGCCTATTCAAGAGAACGTAGATGGTAGAGGTGGTTCAAGAACAACAGGGGGAATGTGGCCTTTTGATTATGAAAGAAGAGATATTGACTTAAGCTGCTCGGGTGGTGACTCATCTTCTACATCTTCAGGTGTAACGCCAACCGTTTCACCTCCTAGTCAGAATACAGTTTTAAGTGCTCGTGATCAATATGAAAGAGTATTAAAAGCTCTTCAAGGCTCGCCACTTATAGGTAAAATACCTAATGCCGAGGATGCAAGAAAATACGGATTTACAAACGGTTCTGTTGAGGAATGGGCAAGGTTTTTTACAGCTCTAGCTAATGTTGAATCAACGTTTCAACCAGATAAAAAAGGAGATATAAATAGGTTTGTAGGCGATTCTAATGGGCTTTATCAATTATCGCCTTTAGATTATGCTAATTATAAAGACGTTTTAAGTAAGGCAGGAATAAGAAATGAAACTACTATAAATGGTAAACCTGCGTTTTCTTTCAATCAGCTTTTTGACCCTGATATAAACACTAAAGCAGCGATAATTATAGCCGAGACTAATTTTTTAAATAAAGATAACCCTCAGAGGAGTATAGGTCGTCTTGCAGGTTACGATAAAAAGGGTAATGAAATATGGAAAGGTCTCGCGGCTTATTGGGGACCATTAAAAACCGAGTCAAATCAACCTATAGGTAGACCGAGATATCCTAATGAAGCTATTAAATTTCGTGAAACTTATAGTATTTTTCCTTAAACATCAACTATCTTAGCATCCTCTTGCTTAGACTTACCTATAAGCTCTTGCATTAGTTCTTTTCTAGTTAAGAGGAAAGCTGTAGTATCTTGAGTATTGATCTTTTCTTTTGATTCAATATCCATTTGTTTAATCTCTTTAACAGTCTTATTCTTCTCAATTGAAGTATAGACCTTATTAAGAGCTTCAATAGATGAAGAAGCTGCCTTAAGAAGTTCTGCTAATGCTGCAACGTCTTTAGCGTCAGGTGCAGAAGAGATATATGTCTGTACATCATCTACAATACCTAAGGTCTTAGTAATAAGTCTTCCAGAATTCTTAATAATGAAATCTTCGAGCTTATCCTTATCAAGATCTTCAGTCACTTCCTTCTTTGCAAGTGCGGTAGTTCCTTTTAATTGTGCTATAATGTCGTTTACTACAACATCTAAATCTTCTTCCATACTATATATTTAGTCTTGATTTCCATATATCAAATATTATAATACTATTATGAGTGTAGTAACGTTAAAATTTAAAAAGACTAGTGTAGACGCTAAGCTCCCTACAAAGAACAATGTGTCTGATACCGGGTTCGATGTCTATTGTGTAGAGGATAAAACTATTCCTGGTAGAGGTAGTGCTGTAGTAGATGTTGGTTTAGATTTCGCATATATCACACCTGGTTACTGGGTAAAAGTAGAAAGCCGCAGTGGCATGGGATTTTTGCACGGGATTTCAGCTCATCCAGGTATCATTGATAATGGATATCGTTCTAACGCAGGTATTAAGCTTTATAATAACACAGATGTTGCTTATGAAGTTAAAAAAGGCGATAGAATTGCTCAGTTCGTTGTATATAAAAACTATGATGTAGTAGTTGAAGAAGGTGAAACTGAAGAATCCGATAGAGGTGCTAGTGGATTTGGTTCATCTGGTAAGTAATATAAAATAATATGGAAAGTGTAATTAAAGGTGGTTTCCTACAAGGGATCTGGACGGAAAAGTATAGACCGCAGAAGTTAGATGACATTATATTGTCAGATAGAACGCGTGAGATCATTAACGGATTTACCGATGAGATACCAAACCTACTGTTTGTAGGTACGCCTGGAACTGGTAAAACTAGTTTGGCGCGTATCATCGTTAACGATGTATTGAAGTGTAACTACCTTTATATTAACGCTTCGGATGAATCTGGTATTGATACTATTAGACATAAAGTCACTAACTTTTCACAAACTAAATCGTTTGATGGTAAGGTAAAAGTAGTAATACTTGACGAGTGTGATGGTCTAACGGGTCAAGCGCAAGCTGCTTTGCGTAATACAATGGAGTCTTTCGCGAAGTATACTAGATTCATACTTACTGCTAACTATAAGCATAAGATTATACCTGCTCTGCAGTCTAGATGTCAGTTTCTTGATATTAAACCTACTATTGAAGATGGTGTAAAGAGAGTTTATAATATCTTAAAGCAGGAAGGTATTGAAATAGACGAAGTACAGAAGAAGAAATTTGTTGAGTTAGTAAAGGCTAACTTCCCCGATCTTCGCAAGACTATTAACGAAATTCAGAAGAACTGTATTGATGGTACTCTATCTATTAATACGGTTAGTGTAGATAATGCTTTGCTTAAAGCTATATTTTCTGCTATTGAGCAGAAGGATGTACTTTCGCTGAGAAAGCATCTTATTGAGAATGAAAGCGCTTTCTATGGCGATTACGATACGCTTATGAGAGATTATCTTAATTATCTATATCAGCAACCAGTTCAAGACCTTAAAAAGAAAGAGATGATCGCTATTATTGCTGATCATCTTTGGCGTTCTGCACACGTATTAGATAAAGAGATAAATTGTTTCGCATGCTGGATAAATTTGGAAAAAAGTTGATTAAAAAAAAGTCGATTAAGAGATAAATACTTGTATGGAAAATAAGTATTATATTTATGCTCACATAGACCCTACAACAAAAAATATATTTTATATAGGTAAAGGTGTGAGGGGTAGGGCTCGTTCACTATCATGTAGAAATAAACACCATCTTAATAAATTAAATAAATTATTAGCAGCGGGGTATAACTGGTTAGATATAAGTATATATTTAGTAGCAGATATAGAAGACGAGCTAGTAGCTTATGATTTAGAGAAAAAATATATATCTCTATACAATAATGAAAAGCTGTTAAATATTTGTGAAGGTGGTAAAGGTGGTAGGTCTGGCTGTAAAAAGAAAATATACGAGAATGAGTTTTTATATTATCTAGAGAGAAATGTTTTACTTAAAAATATAGCGTTAAAATTAAACTGCAGTAAGTCACTTCTTAAAAAGAGATTTTATAAAAATGAGTCGTTAGCTGAGTACTGTAAGAGAAAATCTATTAAGAAAAATAATCACATGGCAAAAAACATATCACAACAAAAATATTTAGCCTTATTGCGTGAAGGTAAATCTAATAAAGAGATAGCGAAAATATTAAAAGTAAATATAAATTTTTTTAAAAGTAATTTTTACCCTGGTATTACCTTAAAAAAATTTTGTAAAAATAATAATATTGCTTACTTTAATACACAACAAAATACTAAAAACGGTAATTACAAACAATTTCCGGTTAAACTATTTACTACTCTAGTAAAAGAAGGAGCCAATCTTACTAAAATAGCAACAGAGCTGCAACTAAGCAAGAGATGTATAATACACAAATATAGGGAGGTGTTTAATGTTACAAGTTGGAAAGAACTTTTAAAAGTTCTTTCTGATTAAATTAACTGCTTTGCGTGTTGGATCAATCTCGAGAGAGTAAATTAATACTTCTGTAGCTCAGACATATACTCCTTAGTATATGAGTTAACTTCCATAGATGGAGTTGCTGGCATAGAAGGAATTTCTGTGTTTTTAGTAGGAAGTGATCTTTCTGTATCAGTATAGCTACCAGTACCTCTATCTGTCTTATTAGAGATATTATCCATCTTCTCTAACTCCTCTGGCTTAATATTAACTTTGCTCTTACGACGAACTTCATCTGGGATTGGCGGTAAATTAGGGTAAATATCAAGTGGTTGACCCATTTCCGGTGAGATATTTACATAGTGTGTATATCTACCACCGCCTGTGTCGAGAGCTATTGTGAGCTCAACATCGTTAGATGAAGTTTGAGGGTTACCTGGAAATCTAGGAGAAGTAGTATCTTTAATACCTACAACACGGACATTGAGACCAGTTTCAATCATCTGATCGATCATCTCTTTAGTGTTGAGCCCTAGTTTCTTATATTGCTCAGTAGTTTTAAAGTTATCATTAAATTTAAAAACATCACCAACGAGAAAGCCACCACGTTGATATCTGCTGAGATACGCCTCTACGAGCGTTAGATACTTTTTAGTCATACTATTATTTATACTCGATATAAATAATTATATGGAATTTAACCTATTAGTTGAAGAAATTCTCGAAGAAAAAGCAGGAGCTAGATGCACAAAAACTACTAAACAACAGTCTTCTACGAGAGCAGATAAAAAATATATGAGATGCGTTAAGACCAAAACCGGTTATAAACGAGTGCATTACGGTGATCCTAACTTACGTATTAAAAAATCTAATCCTAAAAAGAGAAAGTCTTTTAGAGCAAGACATAAATGCTCTACTGCTAAGCCAGGAACTCCGCGTTACTATTCTTGCAAAAATTGGTAAGTTATGCCGTATAAACGAAAAGGTAAATGTGTTTATAGAAAAGATACTGGTAAAAAGGTAGGCTGTTCTACTAGCGTAGATAAAGCTAAGAAATACATTAAAAAACTTTATATGGTTGAATCATCTTTTAATGAAACTTTTAATATCTTAATGGAGCAATATGGCAATTAATTTAAATACTTTTAAACCTTCATCTCAGGTATCATCTGCTTTAAAGCAGGGGTACTTATATAAAGATATTAATTTTGACTTAAAGTATGGTTATACTACTAACAGTGAACTGTATTCTGCATCAGAAAAAAAAGATTTAGTTGCTATATACGATGTTAATTCTGTTTTAAATGCTATTAAGAACATATTAACCACTTCTCCAGGTGAAAAGATACTTAATCCTAATTTCGGTTTAGATTTAAGAGATTTTTTGTTTGATGCTGTTTCTGAAACAGCTGGATTCTTTCTAGGTGAAAGAATATTAACAGAGTTGCCTTTACAGGATGATAGACTTGTGGTAAACAGAATTAAGGTATTAGTGAGACCGGATGATCAAGAATATGTTATTGATCTTGATATAGGCATTCCATCTCTGAATATACCAAGCATAACTCTGAACGGTGTACTAAATAATGATGGATACGTCTTTGCATAATGAATATTAAAAACTTTACAGAATTCAATCTCCCTAGGGACGCTTACGCAACTTTTGATGCTACGACATTAAAGGATCTAATTATATCTCGTTTAAATGAAAATGAGGTATTTAGAGATCAAGTATATGAAGGATCTAACATCAACGCTTTTATAGATGTAGTAGCTTACATGTATCATGTTCTGTTGTTTTATTTAAACACTACTTCTACTGAATCAACCTTTACAACAGCTTCTTTATATGAAAATATGAATAAGATTGTTAGTAATATAGGATATAAGCCTATAGGCAAACAAACATCGCTCGCGGTAATGTCTTTATCCGGAAATGCTTCTATGCCGGCTGGAGTTTATACATTAAAGAGATTTTCTTCTATCAATGCGGGAGGTCAGCCATTTGTAGTAACACGAGATGTAAATTTTGAAAAGACAACGACAGGTGTAGTTGAAAAAATCTTCCCAGATAATAATTTCGTATATCAAGGTAATATAGGCGAATATCCTGCATATACTGCTACTGGCGAGTCATTTGAAGTAGTTACTATTGCTGATAACTCACCTATTAATGATAGCAATACTTTTATTTCTGATAATTCTTTTTCTGTATTTGTATTTGATACAGGTACTCAAACCTGGTCTGAGTGGGAAGAGACAGCATCTTTGTTCTTAGAGAATAGTACGTCAAGAAAATATGAAAAGAGATTAAACGAGAACGGTAACTTTGAGTTTAAATTTGGTAATGACGTTAATGGTAAGAAATTAAAGGTAGGTGATGTCGTACAAATATATTATGTTGTATCTAACGGTGAAAATGGTGTTGTGGGTGCCAACTTAATGGGCGGTAATCAATTTGTACTATATAACTCTCCTACATTTAATAGCATATCCAATAACATATATGACTCAACTGTAACTTTTCTACCGGTATCACAGTTACCTAACTTACTAGCAAACAATCCTAATTCTTCTTCGCCTATCTCAGATGCAGAAACAGTTGATGATATTAGAATAAATGCTCCTAAACTATTTGCAGCGCAAAATAGATTGGTTACTAAAGACGATTATAAAAACTTCGTAGAAAGAGACTATAATGTTATAGTTAAAAGTGTAAGTGTTCTAGATAACAATGAATATACATCTACTTATCTAAAATATTTTTACTCTATTGGGTTAAATAAACCGAATGATGACGCTAGAGTACTCTTTAACCAGGTTTCCTTTTCCAACTCAACTTCATTTAATAATGTATATCTATTTTGCGTTCCTAAAACAGCTACAATTATTAATGAAACTCTACCTAATTATCTGAACTTTTCTCAAAAGCAGTTAATAGTAAATCAAGCCAATAACAAAAAAGATATTACACATAATATAGTTTGTGCTGATCCTGTTTATAAAGCGGTTGATATAGGATTGCAGTTAGCAGGAGAAAAGGATACAGTAACTTTAAAAGATAATACATCATTAGTTATTAAAAAATCTGCTAATACGAGAATAAGCAATGATAGAATAATTGATAGAGTGATTAACACTATAAAGGATTATTTTAATAACATACAACTAGGTCAGATAATAGATTTAGGTGAATTGAGTAATAACATTAAAAATGTAGATGGTGTAAAGGATATCGAAACAAGACGTACCGATGTTAATTTTAATGTACCTAAACTTAATTTAGTTTTTTGGAATCCGGTATGCGGTGTTAATGATGTAGTATTTACATCACAAAACTATACTCTAGAAGCTTTTCAATATGCTTTCTTTTACGAAATAAGTAAGTTAAAGAACAAAATTATAGTAGAGAATGAGTGATATAAACACCATATATAGTTATTTTGATACCTATAACTTTACAGGCACTACATCAACTAGTAGCTATGCCTTACCTTTTACTCCTTTTAGCTTTAGACCTAGATTAGACTTACTAACAGATTATTTTAGCCCTAATTTTATACCTATACCTCAAAACACTCTTTCGCGAAAGAGAATAGTGTGGGACTTTGGAGATGGTACTGTTACCGAAGCTGTAACAGCTTCTCATAGCTATGAAGAGCCAGGACAATATAAAGTTACTTGCTACTTATATGATAGAAACGGTGAAGGTTATTATGATATATTTACCCAAAAAGTAAACGTTTATAATTATCTTCCTGATGCTATTTCGTTATCTGCTTCTAATTCAACCAATATATTTTTAACTGCAGGTAAATATACTAGCCCTGTTTTGGTTACTAGATCAACTTCTTGGCAATATTATACTATACCAGAGGAACAAGTTTCAAAAAATGATGATTTTTTTGCTCCGCCTACTTCAGTTAAAGCTCCAGAACCAATACCAGCTAACAAATATAATTTTAATGTTGAGAAGCCGGTAAGTATTATAACTTTTGTATCAGGTGGGAGTGCGATGGATTATTTTGATAATAATTTAAGCAATACTCACTACGGTCATCTCTACCCTTATTCTTCTACCTTTATATTAAGCGAGGGTATTAATGGAGTAACAGAGTTTGTTGAAGTCTCTTCTATAAATACTTCGTCTTCACCTATTTACATTAAACTGTCAGGAACCTCTATAATACATACAGATAAAGACGATCAAGATTCTTTTTTCTGCGGTACAACTGGTACCCAGCTATTGTATTATAAAGATGATTTTCCTTCTACTCTTACAAATATATTACTAGGTTACGATGGTGGTTATCTTAAGCCGCATGCAAACACTTCTACGGTAGGGTATAAGACTACAGTAGCTAAAAATACTGATTATGCTGAACTATCTATAACTTCAAACGGTCTAGACGGTGAAGGTACTCTTCCAACACTATTTCCTATCGATAAAAATAAATTTGCTGGGAGTAAAATAGGTATTGTTATAAAGGTAAAAGATAGCGATAATTTTACTGTTAAAGACATTCCACTATTACAATATCCATCTGATTTTACGACTTTAGTACTAACGGATGGAGTTACACAATATAGTATTGATATCTTTTCTGATTTTGGTTCTTTATCTTCTCTTGAAGCTGGAGGCTTTTGGAAGGGTTATATAATACCTAGAACAAATAATCTTGTAGAAAACGTATACTTGTCTGCAGCTGCCAATATAGAAGGTAATATAGTATCAGGTGTATCTAATACTTTTAATGTATATCCGTCTGGAGGCTACTACAACATAGCTAAAAAAGGTGAAGATGTTGATTTTGAAGCTGTTTTTAAAGACATAGCTATACAGCCTTTATTTTTAGATAAGAAAGTATTATTTAATGATTTCCTTGGATCTATATTTGGTAATATTGACTCCTTACAGGATACAATAGGTAAGGTGACTTACGAAAAAATTACTAACTTTGTAGATAATAATGCTGTTCTCGATTATAGTAATATAGATCAATTATTATCAATATTGATTACCCTAAATACAGAAGATCTAAGATTTAGTAGTAATAACTTTAACGTACCAAAAGAATTAAAGCGTCTTGTTGATTTACTATCTATAAATCACTCAAGACTATTCGGTACTCAAAACAAGTTTAAAGAAAACTTTAAAACTTTTGGTTACCTAGATAATTCATTATACGGTAAAAATTTAGGTCAAGAAATTACAATTAATTACACTGTTACAGCTGGTCAAGATATTGTAGCTTTTGAAAAATTTAGTGGTAATTATAAACTACTTAATACATATCTACCTTTATCAGCTTCCTCTATAGCATTATCTGCTAACAATACTTACGCTTTATCTAGTTACAATGACACGTGGGGATGGAATCTACTTCTACCTAGCGGTGCACCGGTAACTACAATGCCTCTTTACTACTTATTCTATACCTATAATCCTGAAATAGATGGTATTATTACTAATAGTGTTATTAATTTTAATGATACAAATACAACTTTAAGTTTTTATAATTCATCATATGATGCGTGGGCTGAAGAAAGCGGTATAATTTCTAATATCGTAGCTCAAAAACTATATAGTAAGTTAAATTTGTTTGTGTGATAGTTTTCGCAAATAAATATATAAGATGAGTAGTGAGATCGTCTTTAGTAATGCTATAATAAAAGGCTCTGTAGTAGGCAGTACGAATAATTCTGTTACTAAGGACAATACCGCTCCGTTTAGTTTTTTAGAGTTTATTACTAATACGGGTGTAGATTATACACCTGAGCTGTATAATAAATTTTATCTCTATTACCTAGAGCAGTGGGCTGAATATAAAAATAGTATAACGCAAGATAGGGAAATCGATTTTATTAATCTATATGTAGATTTCCTAAGAGAGCTTACCTTAACCTACTCTACTCAGCAGGAGCTTAAATTTTTATCTACTCTCGATTTTAATAACCCCGTAGATCTAGATGTAGCTATTCCTTTTTATGTAGAAAAAATTAGGCAAATTATTTTATTTTATAAAGAAAAGCGTGATACAGCTAAATTTGCGATAGAGCGAAACAAAATAAAAGGTACAGCTTTATCTGTAGAAAAAGCATTATATGAAAAAATATATGATTACGTTTTTTCCTCTCAAGATAGCCCAACATATTCTGCTCTTAACTATTCTTTATCTTCGTTGCAATCTAATCTCAAGATTGATATATTAGAGTTTGTTGATGTTTACTCTGAATACTTTGATATACGTGCAATAGATACACCATTTGTTGAAGTAAACAGAGAAAGTATACCCGTAGATTTATTTTTTGAAGATCCTTTTACTGTATTTAAGAGTAATGTATTTTTAACAGAAATACCTCTTGCTGTTAATGCGGTAGTGACTTATAGCGCGGTTTGTGATCCAACAAATCCGCTAGAATTACTTAGAAATAACTGCGAAAATCTTGATGGTTTCTCTGAAGATCAAAAAGCTTCTCTAAAAGTAAAATATCTGAACAAGTATGCTGGTGTAGATATGTATTATATCGATACTACTACAACACCGGCTACATCTGGTTTATTATTTACAGCCGATACCCCTACTAATAATATACAGAACCTTCAAAACATATATACCCCTACTGCGGAATCTAATCAAATAAAGTTATTGAGAGATATAGGTTTGTTCTTCAAACCAGACAAGATGGGTATATTTCAGATTAATGCTAATAACTTTACCTATGAGATAAAACAAGATCTAGAACTAGATAAAATTTACGTTTTTCCAGATCCTAAAATTTATGGCAACGTTTCTATAAACAGTAGTGAAGATTACCCCTTAGTTTATATATTTGACAACAGACCTGATATTAGGAATGCTTCTTCTTCCTTTGCTTCGGGTGACCCATACATAAGAGGAACAGAACAAACCTTCTCTCCTTATTATACGAAAGAGCAAACTATAAGATCAGCTGATGTCAGTGCAGATCAATATAGTTTTAACTTTAATGATCTATATAACCAAGGTTATATTACCAAGTATCAAACAGATATTTACGGTAATGAATATGCCATGTTTAAAGATAGTTTTGGTCAATCATTTAAACAAATAGAAGAGATTGAAACTCAACCTATTTTAAATTTATTATTAAACGGCCATGTATTTTATGACTTCGAAGACGGTTATAATTTTAATTATTCGTTAACCGGTGTAAGCGGAAACACGATAAGGTCAGGTCTATCAACATTAACCGTAAATTATCCGTCTACCCCTAGTTTTCTTTTAAGCGGTTCACCATATTACCTGTATTTTAGAGAGTTTCAACCATATCAAGAGCTTAATTATTTTGGAGGATTTTATACCAGTTCATTAGACAATAGAAATTATATAGGTGCATTTCGAGATGCTGGTAGCTTTACGTTTGTAGATGGGTCTCCCCTTCCTGATCCTTTATCTTCTACTGACCCAGGTTATCCCGGGTCGGATGACAACATTTACTACTATAGCTTGTTAGTTAATGCGGTAGGTGATAAGCCTACTAACGGTATTCTTATCACTGAACCAGGAGCTGAACCTCTTTTAACGGAAAATTTATTTGAGATAGAGACCGAACTAGGACAAGTAAATAATTACGATTGTGGTTACTTTAGTGATATAGTAGAACTAACTAATGACTATAATTATGGTAGTTCATATCAGTATTATGATAATATACTACCGGGTAGTGAAACTATACTGAGTTCAGTTACAGGTACTGATGTTTACAGGTTAATGTCGTATAAAGATAGCTTAGAGGGTAAGATTTTTGTTAAAAATGCGGTTAAGTCTTCCTCTCAACCTTTATCTAGTGCATTAAATGTAATATTTGGTAAGTATTCACAGCTAGTACAAGCAGAAGTTTATAACACACCTAAGAATATAGAGATATTCTATGATAATATATGTGTTGAAACAGATAATTATATAGTTATAGATAAAATTAGTTATGAAGATGGTGAGTTTGTATCTCCTTCTACAAAAAATAATGTATTTTCTTTAACTGATAAGGATTTTAGCCCTTTCTCCAATAAATTCTATAATGAGAAAGACAATTCTCTTGTTTTCTGTACTATACAACAAGTAAATTCTCTTTCTGCTACTAACACAAAAGCTTTTTATCCTAATATTACTAGATATAACTTTGATACAGGAGTTTCGGAGAATATATACCCTAAAAACACTACAGACGAGGTTCTTTCTTATACCTTTAATATTAGCGCGGTATTCGATAATGACTTTAACGTAAATATCGTAAGTATAGATAAACCAGTTCTATCTTATAATTCATTTAGTGATATATATAAACTAACCTATATAGGCATCGATAATAACAATCTATTCCATTTGTTTGATATAACGTTTGATATAATAGATAAAGAAGCGCGCTTCTTAGGTATTAAGTTCTATAAGTCAGATAAAGCATGTTTAACTACTAACTTCGCTAGTGTGAGTACTATTTTCACCTCTATAAATAGTGTTTCTGGCACCTATTCTATAACCTCTACTGATGGAATCCTTTCTATATGAATACTGTTACTGTAAGCTATAATATAAGCAGCTCTCCTAATGATATTACTTTTGTAGCTGATCCTATTTTACTAAAAGGATCTACTACACTATCTGTATCTCTAACAGGAGTATCAGAGAGTGATTTTAGAGTAGATTTACTTACTATAAATTGGGGTGATTCTTCTAAGCAAGAAACTTATAAGCGCGATGTATTTTTTAACTATAGAACTAGTTCGATATTTAATGAAGTATTATATGGAAAGCTTGGTGGTAGTATTTTAGGAGTCTATAATCATGATTATAGAAATCAAAGCGATTCTTACGAGGCAATATACACTTTAAATGTTGTCATACAGAAGAATAACGGTAAGTATGTATATATTGAACAACCAGTTCGTTGCTATTGGAGTTCTTTTTACGATAGCTTATCTGGTCTATCTATTCTAGATATGCAAGTCTTGCCGCTTACAGGTAATAGCGGGTTTGTAAGCCTAGAAGGTGGAGATGGTTCTATATTTGCAGCTAATCTTTAATTTATATTACCTTTACTGTATTTTCTACTAGTAAACGAATTATCAAATAAATATATTAAAGTGGTAAATTTTGAAATAAATAGTGTCTCTGCAATTAATACTCTTAGTGCGAGTTATTATGATCCCTTCTATCGATTTAAGCAATATAAAGAAAATTATGAACAGGGATTTGCTTTTAATAAAATTAATGCTTTAAATAATATTGTTGATAGTTCAATAAATAACTACACAGTTCAGTATCTTACATCTAAGACAAATATAGGTAATATGTTTGTTTTAGATACAAAAGAGGAACCGATACGCACACTAACTACTCAATTAGTTTTCAACTCACTTTACGGTTCGAGTCCTAGATATCTATATTTTTATAATAATACCGTTAATAAAAATCCAAAAGTAACAGCTTGTAGGGCTGTTTTATCTAGTGCAATATCTATTGTCAATAATTCTTTTTTTGAGTTAGAAATACTTGATGATTTATTTTTACGCGTTAAGCATAATACTGGTAGGTCAGATTACTACTTAAATTATCTACCGGAAGAAAATTCAGTTGCGTTTTTAAATTATTATTCTGATGTTAGTATAATAAGTGCGGAGCAGAATGATATGTTTCGTTATGTTCTCGATACAGACGGATTTTTACAACTATACAAGAATACATCAACTGGCAACAAAGTATTAAGTTTATCTAGTACTAGTTTTAGTGAGGGTAAGACTATATTATCGTTTACTCCTATTACCAGTGCTGGGTTGGTAGCTGGTATTGATAATGTTATAAAGGTAAACTATAGTATTAAAGAGCTTGCTCCGAAAGAGTATTCATCTTGGATTAGTTACGATATTAAAAAACAAAATGATTTAACCATTAATCAAGAAAAAAGTGTATTTGATAGATCTGATCAATATTTGCTTCATGCTAATATAAATGAGTCTAAAGATGCACTTAATTTAAATTATATAACTCTCAATAATATTCGCTCTGAAAAAAATTATATTAAAAGAGGTACTAATATGATTAATGCACCTCAAGGATTGCCAGGTGTTGAGTTTAGAGAATACATGTCCTTACAAACGGGTAATAGTCAAGAGCTAGGTAATGATAATATAGCTCTCACCTATGTATGGTATGATAAAGATGTTAAGATTAGAAATGGTTTTGATACCGTTTTTACTGCCCCCTCTACTTTATATCCTTATACTAAGATCAATATAAACGATACAAAATTCGCTGATAACGGTAGTTTAGCAGGCTTAACACCAAGACTTGCTGATAATATTTATCAGTTAAGAAAAAATACTTCGGGGTTTAATAATGGGAGGTATCTAGTAACTTGGTTATCAGGCGGTACTTTAAACAAGGGTATATGGGTTGATAGATATTACTATCCTGATTATATTAGTAAAAGAGCAGCTCTATCATCACAATCAGTTTTTTCTCCATCTTATATAGACCCTATCGACTCTATGACCTTCGCGAGGGATCATAACGTCGCTGCTGAGGCGTTTTTTGATAAAAAAAGCGATTTATGTATTGAGCCGAACTGTACTTACAAATATGTTAGGGTAGGTAGTCAAGATATAAATGAGTTTGTATCTGCTACTTTACCTACAGTAAGTGGATTTACTGAGTTTTACGATTTTAATAATAATATTCAGCAGTATAGCTCTAATAGTATTACCTATGATGGTACGAGATACAATGTCTTTGAGGTAGCAAAGTCCATAAACGATAGTAATTCTTTCACGGTTTCTTTTGATCTGTATGTTGATCCTGAAGGTAGTTATGGTTATCAGATATTCGGCAATATAACCAATAAGGGATTTGGTGTAGTTAGTGATACGAAAATAACTCCATTTATTAATTCATATAGCGGTAGAGTTCTTAAAGTTTATAATACAGATTTAGTTTTACTCTATACTACGGTTTTTGATACTGATATTTTAGACATTATAAAAGGTGAAGGATTAGATGATTACTATGTCGTATGTAATGGGGGTAGGGTTTATAAGGTAAATACACTGGGCGTAAAAGTTAAGATGGAAGTAATTCCAGAAATTGTTGGTTATATAAATTATTTTTTTGATGGTTCATATGTATATTTTGTAAACTCTAATACTGAAAATGATGTTATAAAAATAGATAAAAACACATTAGAAGTAGTTGATACTTTAACTTCTACTCCATATGAGAGTAGCTACGAGAAAGATAATAATTTATATAATATTAAGAACAGTATATTAGTATATGATGGAATAGTTCGTAACTTACCAACTTACGAGGTAAAGTACTATACGCCTGATATAGTGTACTATATTCTCGGTAGCGGTGGTCTAGCAAAACACGATTTAAAGAAAGATGAGGTTACATTTGTAATTAAGAGCGATAGTACTATTATAGATATTGCTGTTGATGATAAAAATATCTATATTATTCATAATACTAATAAAATTTCAGTATATACTCATGGTTTAGATTTAGTAACCTCCTTAAATTTATTAGACATTATACCTAACTTAAAGGGTCTTGCAAGTGTCGACATTATTAATCAGTACGTTGGTGTAATATCTAGTAATAAGCTTAATAGGGATATTGTTATTGTTTATATAGATAATAATGATAACATAGGGTTATATATACCATCAAATGATTTAAACATAAATACCGAACTTAAAGGATTTGTTCCAGATAGAGCAGACGGATCGCGCCTAAAAACAGGTTATGTTGCTACTAATTTTAGTTATTTAAACCAAACTAAAAACACAAATTCTTTAGGGTTTAACCTTACATTAACTAATTACTTATCTACTGAAGATATCTTACAAAAAAATATAACTTTCGATTATTCGACATTAGATAAAGGGTATCATACATTTACTTATCGCTTTGATCCTATACAAGGTAATATTACTTTATTTGTTGATGGTGTTTTATATGAAAATTTAACTGTTCAGCCTGGTAAATACGCTATTCAAGATGTGCTTAATGATAATTTTTATGCTGGTACGGCGGGATTTTATAACAATACAGATCTAGCAACCTACTTAAAACAACCGGGATATTATTATTTAACAGACACACAATTAAAGAATGTGTTTATATATAACAGACCTCTCTCTGATGATGAGATATTAGCTTTAAATATTTACGATACTCCTATAAATGATTTAGTATTATCGATACCTGCCGGTCAGAGAAATAATATTGAAGAAATTATACAATACTTTAAGTTCCGCGTAAAAGACAGTTCTGCTAAGAAGGTTAATGTTTATGTAAAAAACGCTGGAATTACAAACGCTGATATGCAGGCAAATATTAAAAATTTAATATTGCAAGAATCTGCATCTATATTGCCTATAGGTGTAAATATAAATGACATTCAATTTATTGATTATAAATGATAGACTATACATCAAAAAAACGATTCTATACTAAAGGTCAGGTTTTTAATACATTATCTGGTAGTGATTATGTAGGTTATGTTACTGTGTTGAGTGGAGTTCCTTATGTAGATAATACATCGATACCACTCTCAAGTACTGCGACTTTCGAGTGTAATTACTTATTATCTAATTATTCAAAAGATAGAGATGTAAACGAAATATTAACTTTACCTTTTAATGCAGATAGTATATTGTTTGGTGGTAATGATTTTTTGACTTATAACTTATTTTTAGATAAGTTGAAAAAACTTCACGATAATAATATATTTGTATATACTAAGCTATTCATGGCTAATAATGATTTACCAGTTAAATTACTATCAGGTGGAGAAGTTATGGATTATTCCTACGCATGTATTCCTAATAGCAATACTCCTAAACTCACTGCTGTATCGAGCTTAGTACAAAGTGTTCCGTTCTCTACTAGTTCGGTTGAGTCTATAAAAGAACTTGGTAATATTAAGCGTTTTGTTGCAAGACTTAAAGATGATATTCCAACTGACTACGCGGTATTTGCTATTACCGACTCTGGTTTTACTACTCTTTCCGGTAATAAAAATGAATGTGAAATTCTCGAGACTTATTCTCCCTTTATAGAAAGTAATGAAAATGAGCTAGCATTTGGCTTGCTTAATGATATTACTCTTTCTAACGGATATGCTTTTATTACAGATGAATTAAATAGCGTTATATATAAGTATGACGTTTCAGGTTATTATAATGGTGATTTAGCGTTAGCTAATAAACGCAATCTAATAGAGATATTAGGTGGAGATGGTCCTCAAGGTTCAAAAAATTTATTTAAGACACCTAAACATATAACTTCTAACGAGAGTGTTATTATTATTAACGATTCGGGTAATAATGTATTAAAGGTATTCGATACTAACTTTAATTATATTACTCGTATTACTAGCTTACCTTTATCTAAGGAGCCGGTTGCTGCCTTACAAATAAATAATTTCTTCAATACTCTCTATGTTTTTACTAGAGATTTACAAAGCAGACAGCTTAATTTATATATTATAGATTTAAATTGTTATAAAATTCTCGAGGTTCATAAAGCAGTAGAAGTTCCGTTACAAAATACTGAAGTTATAAATACAGTAGAGTTTTCTAAGGTTAACACTGACTACTATTATATATGTACTGATAGAAATGTTTATAAGTTATTTGTTAATAAACCAAAGGTTCTTATAGGTCGTTATCAAGAATTACAATTAGATTACGTTTCTGGTACCAAAACCATAAAAGTGGGTGATAAAATAGGTACTGAAGAGTATGTAAAAGAGCGAATATCTATTACGCCTAGTAATCAATGGAGATTACTAGCTAGACCCTTTATCGAGTCTACCTGGAATTGGGGTTCTTTAGAAAATACTAACTTTATTGATATATATGATGTAAGAGATGTGTATTCTACTGAAGAAAGAACTGTACCTAATCTTGTATTATTTAATGATACATATAAAGGTATATCGTTTTTACCAACTCAAAATGAATATGATTCGGTAGTCTTTATTACAGATGGTAGAGTTTATTTCTTTAACGAAACTAATACATTTAAGCAGGTTATAAAAACTGATAAACTTCAGGCTTTTGGTAGTGTTAATATGACGTTAAATTCTGAGGAATATATCCAAACATCTACTATTAATAAGGAACTCTATAAAGTAGTTAGAGATATATTAACTCTTAAAAATAACTTAATAGGAAGATTTACAGGTTATTATGATGTGGATAATATACTGACCTTAGATGATTATAATTATAATCTTGACTTTAATAGCTTTAAGCTTATACAACCACAGGATTATTATGTTCACGAGAATGAAAAATCTTTAGTTACTGTTTTAAACAGAGTATTTAATAATATTTTTAATTTACAGGAACAACTTATAAGTTTAACCACTATAGATAATACATCGGTTAAAAAAGAGCTATACATAACTCCGTTTGATAGTGCAATAAAGATAAGCTAATATAAATATATACAATGGCAGGTATAGCAGCTACAAATTTAACTAATGTCAACGCTAGTGATACGTTTTACGGATTACTTCATGCTGGGGGTCAGAGTATACCTCCCATCGGACAAGTACAAATCTATGACGGGTATGGAACTCCTACAGCTTTACAGTTAGGGGCAAACTGCAATGGTGCTACTATATGCGGTACTCTTTCAGCTACTAGTGTAACTTTAACGCAAAAGCTTTCTGCAAGCACCGATTTTGATATCTATAATTTACTTAATGTAATGTATCCTGTAAATTCGGTATTGTTTACTTATAATAATGTTAATCCTGATACTAGATCAGGATGGGGTAGCACTACTTGGACGTTAATATCACAGGGTAGATTTATCGTAGGTGTTGGTACCGGTACTGATTCTAGAGGAGAATCTAAAACTTTTATACCTGGTAATAACACTGGTGAGTATAATCATATTTTAACTCAATTAGAATTGCCTTCCCACACTCATGGTATTGGAAATAATAAAAGTGCTGATACAACAAGTGATGATAATAATACCGGTATTGAAACAAATAAAAGCACTACTATTACCAATCCTCTAAGTACACAGTCAGCTGGAGGCAATCAACCTCATAATACAACCCCACCAGGGTTTGGCTTGTATGTATGGCAAAGAACTGCTTAATTACTAAATATTTAAAATAATATGCCAGATGTTACTATAGTAAAGCTTAAAATTAGAAGAGGTCCTGATGCTCAGCGCAAAACTGTTGTGCTTGAGCAGGGAGAGTTAGGATTTGCTATAGATACACAACGTCTCTATATAGGTAATGGTGTCGCACTTGGTGGTGTACCAGTAAGTAACATTAATCATCTACCTCTCCCGGTTCCTAATACTAGAACCAGTCAAACTGATGCTGCAGTAGGGGATTTTGTTTATGATAATTCTGTCTTATGGCAGTTAACCGCTAGTGATTATAGTAGCTTATCATCCTGGGCCTCTGTTAATACAAAAGGTGATGAAATCTATATATCTACAGGTGTTAATAATTTATTAACCATAAAGTCAAATAGTATTACTCCTTCAAGATTAGCTGATAGTGTAGTATATGCGCAAGGTGGTTTAAGTGTAAGTAGTGGTGGGTTATCTGCTAATGTAGATAATACATATATTAGTATAAGCTCTAATAAAATTTCACTCAATCCTATTAACGAAAATAGGATTAGTTCAAGTTCTCTAGGAAACGGGCTAGCAGGTGGTGATGGTACTAAGTTATCCGTTAATGCAGATACGAGTCTATTCGGATTTAATTCAAGTGTATTAACTTTAACGGCTCTTCCTAATAATACCGTTACTGTTGATACTTTGAGTTCAGGAATTATAGGACCAGGATTAATAATACAAGGTGATACTCTAGCGACGTCAATACAGACATACGATTCAGGTTCATTTGATGTTGATGTTACAACATTGAAATTAAAGCCTATAATTTCACCTAGTTCAACTAACTTTAGCAACATAACCTTTAATACTTTCGGTCAAATAAGTGCAGTAGATACAGCAGTGTACAATACTCTCTCCGGCAACAATACAGCTTCTAATACGATATTTAACGGGGCCTGGGATCAAACTACATTTACCAATCAAACCCTATTAACAGCAATATCCAGTAACCCTAACGGCGGTACCTTAAAGACATCTTTAACTTCAGCAGGTTATATGTCTATTGATTCCTCTATAGGGGTAGTAGCTATACCGATCTTTAAATATATATAAAACATGGCTAAAAAAATTGAAATATTTGAAAATACGCTCTTAAAGCTCTTAATTAGAAGAGGCTTAGATGCAGATCGTCAAAGCGTAGTCCTCACTGAAGGGGAGCTAGGGTATACTACAGATACCAAAAAACTCTACGTAGGAGACGGTCAAACTTTAGGAGGTATACTTGTCGGTGGTAGTAAATTTTTAGGTAGTGTAGCTAGTGTTACTACGTTGTTTGATGCGAGTATAGGCGATTTAGCTTACTCCACTACAACTTTTAAGTTGTATGAGTTTTTAGGTGGTGATTATACTGATATTAATAATTGGTCAGTAATAGGAGGCGTATATTATTCAGCTGATGACACTATTAATATAGTTAACAACGGTGTATCAGTAGGTACAATTTCTTCTGCTAATTTAACATCTGATATAGTAGGGCCTAATATTACATTTAGTAATACGAATAAAATAACTCTTTCTTCGGAAATAGCTGTTAACAGCATTAAAGGTTTAGATAGTTCTTTCTTAAGCCTACCAGGAACTCTAAACATTAATTCTGTAGGTTATAATTGGCCGCAGGCAGGTATAACTAACAATAGCTACCTTAAATCCGATATATCAGGTAATTTAAGCTGGGTACCATTTATAAACATTGAAACAACAAACTTTGTTTATACTTCAGCAGGTATAGTTCCTGTAGGTTCTATAATGCCTTTTGTTTCTTCTGCAAACGCTCCTGGTGGGTGGTTATTATGTAATGGTCAAAGTGTTGCTGGATCTGCTTACCCCGAGCTCTCTGCTGTTATTGGAACAACATTCGGTGGTAATAGTACTAATTTTAATGTACCTAATTTAATCAATAAAACACTTTACGGGGTATCGAACTCACCTGGCAGCTCTACATTATATAGCGTATCTTCTGGTACTAATTCTTCTCTTAGCGCTACAGGTGCGCTTTATATTATTAAAGCTAAACCAGATGGAGTTATAAATGTCTCTATGTCTGTAAGTTCCCCGCTTTGTGCATCCGTTAACGGTATTCAGCAAGTAGGAAACTTTAATCCACTTTCCGGTACAGTAAATATAGGTATAACCCAAACTCTAACAGCCGCTACTACTTTTCTAGGCGGTTTTGAAGCAGATGAATATGGTAGAGTAACAGGCGAGGTTACAGATCCAGCCGGTACCACTACCACCCCTGGACCTGGTACGAGACCTGTTTATAACGGATCATGTTCACCTATTGGATTCTTTCAAACTCCTGCTGAAATCCTCTCTAATATAAACAACGTTACATTTACTATTTCCGCTTATCCTTACCTTACGGATTATTCTGGTGCTAGAGTAGGTTCACCTAATTTTTATAGTATACCTTCAAACGCTAAAAACCTTATTGTTGATACGGTTATAACTAAGCAGGATCCTAATAGCGGTAATCGTAAACGTATTATTACTGCTGCTCCTAATATAAGTCTACTCAATACTGGATCACCGCAAACTGTGGGTTCAACGGAATATGTTATTGGTATAGCAGAAGCTTCAGGTGGTGGTGATAGAATTAGTAATGCGCAGCAAAGCTTTATACCGCTTTCAGCAAAATCTACAGGTGACTTAACCGCTGCATTTAGAGTTAATGATTCAACATCATCAAGTGAAAGTTATAATATACGTGTTATAGGTTATACTCTTTAATATGAATGAATTAATTGTAGAGGGATTAGAGCCTAAGGACTTTGATCTATTGGAAAAGATACTCAAAACTTATAATATTACTATAGGTGGAGATATATCTTATGAAGAGGTTAAAATCTTATATGATAAGATAAAACAGGTTCAAGACCATTTAAAATAATAAATATTATACGTGGCCAGTGCACGTATATATAGCTTTGGTGAAGAGTTTACTGATTTTGTGTTAGTAGATGAGAAGCGTAATAGCGTCATTATTAATATAGATGTTAAGTATTTTAAGGTAGTTTTTCGTGAGTATAAAAAGATGGGGTTTAAATTAGTACACGTAACTAAATTTAAGGATGAAGAGAAAGGGATGACTTGTGTCTTTGTAAAAGGACTGTAGGATAAATATATAATATGCAGTATCCACTTTTGAATAACAACTCTAAAGCTATTAACTTAGCATCTAAGGATAGTTATTCTTGTTTATATGATATTGTATGGTCATTTGATTACGCTATAAGCGGCAATCCTAGCACCGAAGCAGGATTTACTGTATTTTTGATGTCAGAAAATTACGAGCTTTCTGGAGGAAGCACTGGTATAGATCTAGGTTATTCTGGCTTATCAAGCACTAATTTACCGTATAGTGTAAAGCCGGGTATATCTGGAGCTATATTAGCAGTAGGATTTGATACTACAGGATTATTCGCTGCATCTGCTTTCGATGGAAGCTTTATACGTGATGGTGTAGGTAGTTCAAGCATATCTAAAAACTCTGTAATTATGCGTGGCGGTACGCCAGATTATAAGTATTCTGATTTTTCGTATAATGTTCCACTTACTTCTCTTAATACTACATTTTCAATTGTTGAGAGTGCCGCTATTTTTAAAACTGTACGTGCGAGACTGGGGAATGTAGGTAGTACGCTTTATATAGATTATAGAAATAGTCCAGACGAAGACTTCCAGCCTATTTTTAAAAGAAATATTACGCTCAGTGTGCCTGTTTCCTCTTATGTTAAAGTTGGTGTATCTTTTGCTACTCCTATTAGTTCAAGTAATGTTAACTCTATAGGAAATATATATCTTAAAAATTTAAGTATTGAAGGTACTATTAATCCTAATTTGAGTTCAACAACTTTTACAAATACCTCTGTTATATTACCTTTAAATGAAAATACCTTAGTACCTGGTATTACGTCAGTTCCGGAGATATTTGAACTAGAAGAACCGGGTATATCTGTATACCCTCCGGTTACGGATCCATACCCAGCAAGAAAGTCAGGTAGCGATTTAATAGGATTAAAAGTTAATGTTTTAGGTGGTAGTGTTGCAGGTGTGAACACTATTGAGATTCCTAAATGTGAAAACATTGCTGTTTTGCCAGATCTTTATAACTTTGGTTATAAGATTAAAGTTGTAGAAACTAATACCATTTTAACTAGAACAGGCTATTTTACCTATACAGATGGATTAAGTAGTATAGTGCAACTTACAGACTATATATCAGGATGGACACTTAATGATGGTCTTACTTCATATTCTAACAGTAGTCAAACCCCTATAGGTCTATATACTGGTGTACAAAATTTAAGCGTTATATACATAAATGAGTGAAATTAATTACAATATTGGATTATGTGGAGAGTATAGACTCGTAGTACGCGATAACGATGTTGTCGTTAATGATACAGGGTGGTGTAAAAATACTATTTTATCAGGGGGGTTAGAGTTTTTATCTACTAATTCTATTTTAAGCGCTGTTTCATTTGTAGATTTTGGTACCAATTCTTCCTCTAGTAACGATTATACTTTATCTGGTGTCTTAACTCCGTGTATAAATAGTTCGTTATTAGATATTCCTAGTGGTAATATACAATTATATACTGTTGATACAAGTACGCAAGTTTATTATTCTATATACAGTTCGCCACCTATTTCTCTTCAGAATGAAACTATAAATGAGTTTTGTATTAAGACCTTCAATAAGACAGGTTTTGCTCGAGCAGTTTTTCCAGAAGCAGTAGGTGTAAGAGTAGGGCAGAACGTAAATTTTGAATACAGAGTTTCAGTCGATCATTCCGGTGAATATGATTCTAATGTAGAATTTAAAACTCCAGATAATACAAGTTTTTATTTACCTGTTACTTCTAAGACTTTCAATATTCCTAATATAGAAAATACTAATCAAGTTGGTAGATTAGTAGATGAATATAATCTGCTATTAGTTCAAAACAATGATGAATTTCCAGCCTTTGGTGATACCTACCCAGATGTAAAAAAACCCCTAGTATGTGGTGTAGGTAGTTCAACTAATCTATCTCGCTTTAAACCATCTACTGTATATAGTGGGATTGATGATACTACTAAGCAGTATAGTGTTATAACTCTTTATAATAATATATCCGCCCCATTTGATTCAGGTATATTTAATAATATTAATAGTGCAGTACTCACCTATAATGATCTAGCGTTTCATGTAACTAGATTTGCGTTTCCTCTAGCACTATATAATACAACTCTATATACCGATATAACTTCTGCTAATACTAGTAATTTAATTTCTCTATATTACCAATATACATGGGGGGAGAATATAGAATCTCCTTTTACAACTCCGTTAACATTTAATCTTTCAGCGCCTCAGCTAATACCATGTAATATAGATCAAGAAGTAGATCTATACCCTGATAGCTTTATAACTCTCTTTAGTAATACTTATACTACACCAAACGTAGATGGTAATACTACAAGAATACGTGTAAATTTAAAAGGTTCTACATTTTTTGAAAAAATAGATATAAGTTATTTTACCTCACAAATTGATAAAACTGCTTTCCCTTATGGACCTAGCCCGTATAGAGTCTTAGTATATAACAGTAATAATGACGCAATTAGAGATACTGGATATGTATTTCCTGATACAACACAGTCTTGGGATTATATTAATACGCCTCTAGATTCCCTTAATTATTATAACGCTAGATTATATTCTGCTAATAATCAAAGTATAGTTGGTTCTATCTCTGGAAATACTATTTTAACTAATGTATCTGCATATCCAGGTAATGACTATATCGATCTAGTTGTTAACTCTCCTTTCACAGGTACATCCTGGAAAGTAATTCTTGATACAAGAATACCGCAATCAGAAACTATATGTAGTACAGAGCAGACAAATATTTGTCTTCAGTTTGAAGACGTTGGTTATGGAGTTGAATATCTTACGTTATCTGGCTCTCTTATTTCTGGTATATACAATGGATTTAACTCACTTACTTATCCTGTAAGTATAGAGTGGAATGATAGTTTGGGTAGTTGGGAGTTTTTCTATAATAATACACCTCTTATAACTGGAGACGGGTCTATGGCTGTTATTACTGGAGCCACAGATAGATGTAATCCCGTAAACGCTTCTATTAGTTATCAAGATGGTATAATGAGCGTTGATGCACAAGTATTAAACTTCGGCGGGACTTTTTGTGGATGTGACGTAGAAGTATATATTCCTTTTTTAGATAGTGTATTTAGTATATTAAGTGGTAAGGATACATATACTTTAGGTTATGCACCATGGAGAACGGAAGATATTATTGCTGATTATTTTGCAAACTCTATTATATCTACAGGTGAAGATGATTGGCAGTTTATACCAGGTTTTGGACCAATAAATAGCGTTATATTTGGATTTAATTGTGTGGAGGAAATAGATTTAGAATTTAACGTAATAGGTGGTATAGCGGGTAGCACACAATATTCCGTATATGTAAATGGAAATCTTATTACTTCCGCGGTTCTAGATCCTATTTTAGTAACTAATTCTTCATGTACTATTAACATACCACAGCCTATAGCTGGAACTGTACTAGAAATAGCCTTTACGGGTTCAGATTGTGATCTAGCTTTTGGTATTACCGATGTACGATAGACTACAATCTACCAAGCGAGGCTTCAACCACAAGATCATGTCGCATAGAGTGAAATCTCTCTTCGATATACTTCTGAAAAGCTAGTGGCTTAATCCAGTCATCTGTATCCATACTCTCACCTAGATCTTCATATTTTTTAGCTACTTGATCTATTCCTTCTAGCAAACAAGCCCATCTGGTAAGTTCATCAATAGTCATCTCCTTTACGGAGCCATCTTTTAGTTTAAATTTAAATGTATTCATACCTTATTATCGCTCTGTTCCTTTAGCTTATTAAAAATATTCTCAATGTTAACCGGTTCGGTAACCAGTACAACATCATAGGTAGGTTCCACTTTAAATCCGCTGCCACACTTCTCACAGGTAAATTCATTTTCGATATTAAAAAATATAGGCGCGGTAAATGTATTTTTACCGCAAGGGCAGTTAATAGGTATAGTCTGTAGATCAATAATTTCTTTTATACTCTCTGCAGCATCATCTGCTGCTTGGTTATTTTTAGGGGCCGTTCCTGTAAATGGTAGATAGAAAGCTAAAAATTGAATTATAGTAGCACCTACCACGCCTTGCCAAAAACCTATAAAGTCTTTCAATACAAAACCTGCACCAACACTTATTAACGCGACTATAGCTAAAGATAGCAATACTGTTCTCATATATCTATTATAAGCTATAGATATAACTTATCAATAGAATTAGGTAGTTCCATTGTAATTTTTTGGGCTATTTCCTCAATAATGCTGTAAATCTCATTGATATCTTCTTGTTTAATACCGGGCTCGTTTTCAGTATTTTTAATAGTCTGTTTGATCTTTAACAAATCTATATATAACTCACTTACATATTCTTGAAGTACTTCTGAAGGGTGTGGCAGCACTTTTTTAGAAGCATGTAGTTTTTCATCCTGCTTATATTGTTTAAATTGATTTGTAACATCCATATTTAAACTAGGAGAATTTGTTGTGGTTGTACTATATGGATTATTTGCACTATTCATTATAAATATTTATGTTAGAGAATAAATAAACATATGAATAAGTTTGCTAGTAAATTTTACAAAATTTTAAATGAGCAGGATGATGAAAGAGCTGCGATGGTATCTACACTTGATAAGGGTACTGATCCTAGCGAATTCGATGTACAGACAGCCTCACCGGAAGGTTCTGCTGCAGCTGATTTAACGGCACAAGCTGCGAAAATTAAAACTGCACAGTCGCAAGCCATGTCGCAAGAGTTGCAGGGATGGGTTGATCAGTGTGATCAGTTTCTTGAATTCTTAAATGGTACAAGTGGCGACTCTATTCAAACTAAACTAGCAAATGCAGAGCCAGATACCATTTTTGATAGAATGAAACAATCAGAGCAGCGTAAAATTGCCCGTGTTGCTACTGAACTTGCTGCTCTTACAGAGTCCTTTAGAGGTTATATCTCACAGACAGAGAATCCTTCGTTCAAATATGTATAGATGCATTACGTTTTTGAATTAGCAAAACGCTTTATCTCTGATAGTCTAATAATACCTTCTAGACCGGTATATGAATTTTTATTTATAAATTCGTGAGTTATTTCGTCTATCTTACCAGCGATACAAATATCGTTAAAATCTTTAAAGCGCTTACCTATTTTTTCAGGCCATATAAACACCTTTTCACCAGCATTTAATAAAATCTCACTCTTGTTTAACGATGCAGTATCTGTCCATTGACTATCTAATACCCACACTTTATTATACCATCTTAATACTGTATCTACTTGCTGCTGTTGTCTCTTTGTAAACGTAGCTGTACCTTTGTCAGTAATACCTGCTACAGCTACACTATTTTTTGTAAAGAACGCATTAATCGGTCCTTCAAAGATAAAAACGTCAGGGTAATTACTATCCAAACGATCTATATTAAATAGAGTCTTTTCTGCGCCTATTCTTGAGATATACTTAGGCTTACTTTTACTATCTCCTGGCAATACGGTACGTGATTGATAAAACTCTATCTCTTTCTTTTCATTTATAAATGGAAGTATAAGTCTATTCTTATGCACTTTATCTGTAAGTGATACATAAAGAGCATCAGGTCTATTAACAGCAGTATCAAGCCTACGATCTAAAATCAATTTTAAACAGCTGGATACTATAGGGTTATTCTGATAAAACCTCTTCTGCACAGGGTCAGATAGGTTAATAGAGTTCTTAGGAAGAGTCTCGGTAACTATTTTAATAGGCTCTTCTTCAGTAGATTCAATTATATCATCCTCATCGATATAATGCTTTACTTCCTCAATAACTTCAGCATTAGTCTTACCTGATACCTCCATAACCCACTTAAGAGGCTTGCTCGACCATCCGCAGTTATGGCAAAATATATTATCGTTTTTAGGTATGTAATAACACCTACGCTTCTTACCTAAAGAGCCTCCCTCTCTGCATATACAGCACCCGCCCTGATATGTATTATTAAACTTATTAAATCTAGGCTGGTAAATGTATTGAAAGAACTTACTTACTACATACTCTTCTGGAACATTGATCATGTAAATAGTGATTGAAGTTTATTGCGAAGGAAGAACAGAGAATACCAAGATTCTTTCTTATTAAGAATAGAATTAAACGCTCTGTTCTTGCACTCCATTATAAATTCATCCCAATTACTTTCAACTTTTACTTCTAATTGCGTTTTGTAATATTCTTGCTCAGCTTCGTTATCTGTTATTTTATTAAGATTAAAAAGAGAGTTATTACGATCAAAAATGGCCTGTTCGTCTTCAGATAGTTCTATCTGACCCTCAAGATACTTCTTAATCTTAGCTTTACCAAATTTAGGAATACCGGGTACATTATCTGACTTATCACCAGCGAGGCATTTAGCCTTAAACCATAATGATACGTCAGAATATCCAATTAAAGAATATAAATTTTGATAATTGTACTCTATTTTTCGAATAGGGTCATATAATGAGGTAGTTTTATCAATTAACTGTATAAAATCCTTATCTACTGACACAATCATCTTATGACCATCATAATTTTTACAGATATACGCTACAATATCATCAGCTTCTAATTCACTAGGAAAAATAGAAGCGATTCCTAGTGAACGCAACATACTTTTAATGGTATTGTTGTTTTGATGTGGTGAATTATCGGTAGATCTACCACCTTTATAATCACCGAACATGGTTTTGCGCTCGTTAACCCTATAAACTAGTTTTTCATCCCATACCACGATGGTTTTATCAGGCTGAAATTTAGTTACATAGGAAAAAATAGCATTTAAAGTAAAGTAAATATGGAAATTATTAATTTGCTCAGGAGTATTAGCTGTATTGGTACGAATAGCTTGATTTTTAGCTACCCAATACGTTCGATGCACAAGATTGTTTCCATCTATTATTAAAGTACCTGCCATATAATTAAATATAACATAGTTCCTTTTAAAATCAATTTAATTAAGCGTTTTGCTGCTTATTAAACTTATTAATAACGCCTTTACGCTCATTTTGTTTGTATTGCGCTGTAGATACTTTTAAAACATAACTAGGAACAGTCTCAGCATACTTTACTATATTATTTTTTAAACCATGCTCGAATATCGCATGGGGGATAGTTAAGTTATTCATTTCAGGTATAGACAAAAAACAATAATCAACAGATTCTGTCTTTATAAATAGTAGCATTTGACCCGCATAAGTTCCAGTATGTACGGCATACACTCGGCCTGGTACTGGCTTATTATTTGTCATTTTCATATATCAACCTAGATATATATTTTATTGCTAATGAAGTTAATGCATCCTTCTCCATTTGAGTCTTGGCGTACTTTATTATTAGAGGATTGTCATTAAGATCGTATCCTATAACTATAAAGTTGCCTAAAAACTCTTTTAGGGTTGAAGCGAGTGCAGAATTGATTTTTAGTTCCTTATTAAATGCTTTTTTATTTTCATACCCTTGCTTAAGAGCATCCTTTATAAGCTCTCTAATGTCCTCATCTGTAAACGATTCATCATCCTGGCTCATTACTATATTTATTGGTATCTTCTATTTGTGTAACACCTCTTTGAATAAGAGTTGTAACTACCACTTCGATAGAAGATGTCTTTAATGAAAAGTTCTTAGGAAATAATCTACCACCATCATTAAACTCAAACATTTTTTCACTCTTAAAATCTCTATTCTCATAACAAGTTACAAAAATAGATGCATTACCAGGATCAATCATAACAGTCCACTTACGAGGGTCTGAATGAGCATAGTTATTGCATATCTTCCAAACATTAAAGCCGCAATCTTTTAAGCGTTTAACAAAGTATGAAAGTGTCGTTATTTTATTTTTAATATGGTTCATTGAGTAAGAGATGTTATAATATACTTTAATTTAATATTGTTGTTTAAAATATCAATGACAGTAACACCGTATTCTGTATTAATACCGAAGTTAATATCTTCACCGATAAATGAAAGTAACTTAATATTATCAAAGTTAACGGGTAGAGGTGATAGATCAAAATCAGCTTCACCAAGGTCTAAAGCAAATACATCTGTATTATGTCTAGCTCTATCTGTTAATTCTCCCTTTAATCTACCGTCTTGAGTATAAAGATATAGCTTATTAGTTTCAGTAGCAAACGTACTACCCTTAATAATAGAATTAATAGATTCCTTCTTAAGAGTAAATTTAATATCGTAGGTAAAGCCTTTTATCTTATCTACATTAATAGATGGCTTTGAAAGAAACCCATCCTCATATAGGTGATATTTAAATTTAAGAGACTTACCTCGATACTCAATACTATTACTGTTTATAGTAAGTAGCAGGTCTTGCGTATCAATAGAATCAACAACTCTAACTAGCTTTTTAATATCGGGTATGTTAATACTGCCGTTATAGTTTGCTGTAACACCAGACATCTCACCGTATAATATTAGAGTATTATCGGCTGAAGAAACTAATGAGGTTACTAAACCAGGATCGCCTTCTTGTGTTGTTAGTATTGTAGATTCGTTTATTTTTGATATCGACTCTAGAAACCGTATCCAGTCAAGCCGATTTGGTAGCTTTAGTTCTCTTTGTACTGCCATTGTGTTTTTCTATTGTAGTAGCTATCCTACCTAAATTCAAGTTTATTTCTTTTAATACTTCCAGTATATCAACCTCTACAGTTTTGTATACTACAACAGGTGCACTAGGTAATTTATATCCTTCTGGTACTGTATTTACATTAGGAGTAAGCTGCGGAGTAACAGGCTCGACATAGGCCGGTATAGGCTCTTGTGGAACATATACCGGCTGTGGAGCTGGTTGTGGAGCTTCTACATTACTTCTAAGGACTTGTTCGAGCTCTCTTCTAATAGTAGGGCTTACCGGGTTGACAAACTTAGACGACCCGACAATCATCTCATCTGTTTGTTTGGCCTGGGCATGCATCGTCCCGAAGAACTGAACTAATGCATTTTGTTCGTCTGGGGTAAGGTTCATACTAGGTCTTTAAGTAGTTCATCAATCTCATCCTCTGACGAGGTGTATGTCGAGGTAACAGGCTCAGCTTTAGTTTGTGAAGTTGAAGTATAAGAAGGAGTACTATATGAAGTAGATACATTAGCAGTTTCTTCTGAAGTTCCTTTTACATAGAAATGCTCATCAAGCATTTGCTTAAGCTCGTCGTATGATTTAAGACTATATACTTTGGTAAGATCAAACACACTATCGTAAATCTTCTTCTGCTCATCTTCACTTAAGCTGAGCTTACCTGCTGATGTAAAACGAGATGAAACATATGTAGGATATTCTCCTTGATTCTCGCATTTAATCTTAAAGTTGACACCATTAGATCCAAGATCGAAGATACGTGGACCGAATTCTTCTGCGTCTTCACCTTCAATAGCTTCCATGATAATTTTATGAAGCTGCTTACCGTATCTAAGTAATTTAACTTTACCGTTGTTATCTGGATTACTCGGATCGTCAATAACATAAACATTAACGAGATATTTTTCAACTCTCTTAATCGCTTTTACTTTCTCTTTCTCGTCTTCAGTTCCGGTACGGAGAATACGGAATCTTTCTTCTGCGATTGGATCACGCTCTCCATAAGTCAACGGAGAGAGGGCCTGAACGTATTGGCCGGATGCAAAAGATACCCAACCATGATTGTAATAATGGAAAAATGTATTTTTAGGGTCTTTAGCGAATGGTAGCAGTCTAACGGTATATGTATTACCTGGAGAGGTCTTCATAATTTCGTTATAAACTGCTGGTGCGTTTTCGTTATCTGATTTAGCTAGTGCGTCTTTGATTGATTGAAACATCGATGTATTAAATGTACTCATAATTTTTATTTGTTATTCTCTTATTATAGTTTATTTGTTTTGTTTTTCAACAGTTGATTTTCAATTATTGAAAGAGCTTCGCGAACTATCACTTTAAGTTTAATAGAGCGCTGAAAATTTATTCTTGTTTCATTTAACAAGTTTTCAAAATTGGATATAAAGAACTCAAGCAAGTCAGGTTCTACCTGCCTTATTGTTCTGTCGCATTGTAGTCCGTGCAGGGTATAAAAGTTAATACTGTGATCACGCAAATGCTGTAATACTAACGGAGTTGTACCGTTGATAATATTTTTATATTCGTGTAGTGTTAGATTATTTTCTTTACAGTACTTATATATAAATACACAGCAATTTTTAGTACTAGTTATGGTGTCTGCGTTGTCCGGATCTTGTGTCTCTTTTTTCTTTATATACAGAGAGTAACACTTTATAGCTTTTGGTGTTAAGAAAAAGTGTATGTCGAAGAAATTATCTGCGCCATAATAGCTAAACGGTGCAGTAAAAAAGTCTACTTGTTTAATATTGTTATTTTTATTAAAAAAGAGACCCAACTTTTTAAGAGTTGTATATACCTGACTATCAATAGAAGTAAAATCCTGTCGAAGCTTAAAGGGCTTGTTTTGTACTGTTCTACTAGCTATTAGGTAAGAGTTATAAATGCTTTTTTCTTTTTCTGTGAGAGACATTTTGGTTTAAAACCGTTTTAATTATTTCTTATTGCTTTTAAATTATTTTTATTTCGATTATTGAGATATTTTGTAATGTATTTACTTTTAGTAATTGTGGGATCGTATTCCAAGAATATTTTAACTATTTCATAAGTAGAATCAACTCCTAAAAGGTCTTTTAGTATGTTTTTTAATTTCTCGTCTTGTAGTATTAAAATAAAGACATTTTGAAATGATAGTTTTTTTCCTTTTAAAAGAGTACAGAAAGAACAAAACGATAATAATATATGTTCGCTTTCTCTATCAATTATGTCTTGCGAAGGATTTACAGAGATAGATTTTATATACATGGCTTAAAGGTTTTGGTTAAGTTTAAAAACTTTTCTGTAATATTTCCTTCAGCTACATTAGCTGTAGAATCTATGCATCCTCCGTCACTTAAAAGCTTAGCTAACGCACATAAATCCAAACTACAGGTCTTAGGATTTTTCTTCAATAATATTTTTTTATCTTTAAGTACAACAACTATTACAATCGCCGCTCCGTACTTATTAATCATATGATCTTGCAACTCATCATGAAATTGTTCTGCAAAGCAACTGACAATTTTATACTCTTTAAGAGCACCTTCAAAAAACTGAGTAGTTTGTAAGGTATCTTTATATTTGAGTAGATGGATTTTTAAGTCGTTAAGCTCTTCTATAGAAAAATCTGTTTTACCTTTTCTATATAATTCGAGATTAGCCTTAATCTTCTTATATTTGTCTCTATCTTCTTGAGTCACTTACATATTTATACTCATAAGGAACTTAATCAACCCGCTAATAGCTGCAACGCATTGAGAGTCAGGTCATCACTACTAACAGCTGCATCTGCTGCTTGAGTAATAGTAAGAGTAGAATAATCAATACGCATCGCTTGAGTATGTCCTCTCGGTCCGTATCTATTCTTCATCATACCTAATCTAATAATTCCTAAATCCCTATCTTCCTCGTTCTGGAAGATAGAGACAATAACATCTGCAGTAGCGGCTAATCCTACTGATTCGGATATAGTAGCTAGATCAGGATTGTCAGTATTAAAGCCTGATCTATTAAGCTGAGTTGCAGAAATGATAGGGCAATTGAAAATATAAGACATGGCTCTCACCTGTTCGGTTACGTTCTTAATTCTCTCATAGGAGTTAGAACCTACTGTTGAGTGTAACAGGTTAAGATAATCTAATACAATAGCATGAATAGGAACACCAGTATCTGTTAGCTTTTTTACAAATGCTTTAAGTTGGTTCGGTGTAATAGTAGAGGGTGGAAACTCTTTAATAAAGATTCTACCTGAACCTCCTTCTTTCTGTTCCTTAATAGCTTGTCTTAAAGAGTGTGTGTTAGATGAAAGGTCTTTGAGAGGTATTTTACTTACGTTCGTACAAATACGTCTAGCGTAAAGAAGCTCTGACATCTCTAAAGTTATTAGGAGAACATTCTTACCTTGATTAGCTATATTAGATGCAATGTTACCTAAGAAGATAGATTTACCGATATTGGTTTCTCCTGCAAATACATAAAGAGATCTACCGTTTTCAAGGAACCCTCCGTTAAGTGCATCATCTAACCATTCCCAATTACTAGGTATAGAGCGCTGAACATTACAAAGATCGTCGATAAGAACCTCTACATCGTTATGAAGATCGAACCCAGTATCAGTAACGAGATTTATATTGCAGGACTTTTCTATTTTATCTAAGATCTGCGAAGTATCAATATTACCTTTTGCTATATCGCTAGCTACATCGAGCATAGATGTGTAAACGGCCTTCTCTTTTAAAAACCGCTCTGTATTAGAGTAAAGCTCGTCTTTATCGATATTCTTATCAATATCCTTTAAAGTATCAACAAGACTCTTAAATGACTCTTTAAGCTCGTCAGTAGTAAGATATGTTTTGACTTCTGTTAAGGTAGGTAGCTTGTTACGATTTTCATAAAACGTAGAAATAATATTGAATACGTTTGCTATATTCTTATCTTTAAAATAAGCAGGCTTAACATAGTCAACTATCGAAGCAAGATATGTAGAATCGAGTAGAGCTTTATAACAGATAACTCTCTCGAAATAATCTAAGTCTAATTTAATCACTTTCTTATAATTTACCTTTCCATTTATTCACAAACCATTCTTGTCCCTCATTGAACTCAGAGGTAAACTCTTTAAGCCCGGGTGAAGCGTGTGTAATCATAATATCGCTTACACCTACCTTAAATCCAGCTTTATGAGCTTGTAAAGAGTAATCTAAATCATACATATGAAATTTTGCTGGGCATGATTCATCAAATCTAATTTGTGTAAATACCTCTCTCTTTATAGCCATAAAGACTCCATCTATCATGATGACGCGAGATGGATAGGGTCCGAAGAAAGTCATAGATTTTTTTTCTTGAGAGCCATGGGCTACTGCACCTCTAAGATTATTACCAGTAAAACCACCACCCATTATATGCCATAAAATAGGTTTTTCGAGTTTACATTCTTTTGTTCCTGCTACTCCGAACACATCGTATTTGTCAAACATTTGAGGAATTTTTTTCTCTAAATTAGATTCTATTATTACATCGTCATGACATAATACTAACGAATCTGCGTTTTCTTGAATAGCGAAATCAATAGCTTTATTATATACTTTAGCTATTGCATCAGTATTTTTTGTTTTAAAGAAAAACTCCTCGCTCCCGGTTTTAAAAAGCAGAGTGTTTTTCTTTAATCCTTTAGTTGCTGAAAAATAAAATGTTCTCATAAAAATAAAAATGGTGATTTAACATCAAAGCGATTTACCTCTACCCACTCCTTATTATCACGTAGCATTAAAATTACTCCTTCAGGGAGTAACTTAAATCCTTCACCGCTAAGTGTAGAGAAATCTCCTTTGTCATTATAGTGTAGGATAGAGCCTTGTCTTGCAAGATATACATCATTGCTATCTGTATCAACCATACATAGAGCAAAAGTACCTTCAAGCATATTAAGAACTTTTTTAATAATTTCATGACCTGGACATTCACCTCGGCATTCTTCAGTATAATGCTGAAGAAGATTAGGTATTACAGCTGTATCAACAGGATTAACGTCCCAGTCTATATAATTAGCGCGTATTTTTTCGTAATTTGTTAACACGCCGTTATGAAAAACAGCCCAGGACAACGACTCAAAAGGATGAGATGTATCGGGAGCCCATTCTCTTTTTGCAGAAGTTGGAGCTTGTACATGACCGATATAATAATCCACGTGCTTATCTAAGCTGAAATCATCCAGCTTCATCGATTCAAAATTTAATGTACCTTTTTGTTTTAAGATTAATTGATCACAATTGCTAGTTAATCCCATTAATCCAGAAGCAAAATTACCTCTAGGTAGATTAGCTTGATACATTACCTCAAACATAGAGAGCTTACTAGAGCCCATTATAGCACACATAAATTAACCTCCGATCTCTCTATATAGTGTTTAGCCATAAAATTATTATAATAGGTACATTTAAAAAGCAACTTATAAGTATTCACGTTGTTCACGAGGCATCCTCCAGAAAAAATCTATTTTACCTGTAATCTTATTCCTAGCTAATGCGGAGTTAGGATATTCAATACCATCTTCCATAAGATACCAAGACTTTCGCTCTTTTTTAGTTTTCTCTATACCTAGGTTGCTTAAGGTTTTCTTACCTAGCCCTCTAACCTTAAATAGATCGTTATTAGATCTAAAGGGTCTACAAGCTATAATTCGATCTGCTGCTTTTTTACCAATGCCTGGTATTTTACACAACTTACTATGAGACATTTCGTTAAAATCCTGCCAATTTAGTTCCATATTGTATAAATATAGTATATGAGTTCGTTCAAAGATCTACTAGCCAGGGTAAGTATTTTAAATGAGGCTAAAATGTCTCCTTACGCTGGAGCGCATCCTTCATTTGGAAATATAACATCAAAGATGAGAGCAGGAGGATTGAGCTCCGCACCTCTTGATACAATTAAGTTTATTAGAGAGATTCTCTACATGCTGGACATTATTGATGATCAAGAACTTGTAATGATTAAAAAAGCTCCTGGATTTACTGGCAAAAAACAAGCAATGCTTAATGTTCTAAAAAAGAAACAGCAAGAAATTAATGCTAAATCTGATGAAATATCTGAAAGAGTTTCTTCAACACTAGATGACTTTATTAGTGGTGTAGGTGTTAATAGAGGTAAGGAAGAAAAATATGCTGCACAAGCTGCTTCACAGGAGATTGCAAATCAAATGAGACAGGTTAAGTCCGGTAAACAAATGGACGACGCGTTAACGGATATTGTTTCTGATGAAACTATTCTCGTCAAAACAGCTGTTGCTAATATACTTGCAAAAATAGCTTCAAATTTAGGAGAGCCTGGATTCGATATTGAGGAGGAAGCTCTTAATGAGGTAATGGGAGTAGCTAATAGAATTAAAGATATTGCTACATTAAAATCATTTATTGGTCAAATCTCTAACGAACCTGGTTATGAAAAAATTGCAGCTTATTTATCGTCGGCTGTTAAGCCTATTTCGCAAGGTACAGAAGATGAAGAAATGGAAGATAGTGAGATGTCTGAAGATGAAGAAATAGGGCCTGAGGAGTTCTATGACCCTAGTCTTACAGGTAAGGATGTGAGTGAGGAGGATTATAATGCAGCAATGCGAGGCGATGAGTATGATGGTGAAGTCGAAACTGTATGGATAGGTGATGACGGTGAAGAGGTGGATGGTATTCTTACCTATACTGCTAGAAGAGACCCTTCTACTGGTGAGATATCTGTCGACTTAACAGGTGGTCATGCTACTGGTTATAACCCAGCATCTAAAGTAGATGAATATTATATCGATTATATAATTAATAGCCCTCAATATAATAGCGATTATAAAGCTGATGCACTTGCGGATGCTAAACTTTATTTTAATGGTCCAAAAGAAGAGGATAATGAAACTTTCAATGCTAAAAAAGCAGATCTTGATGACGATGGCGAATTAGAGGATTGGGAGAGAGGGATAGCTAAGAAAAGAGGCTTTACAGAAAAAGAAACAGTAACTGAAAGTTATACTGCTTCCTATATTGTAGAACAAACTCGTAAAGACTCATATAAAGCTAAGTCTGATAAAAAGAGTATATCTTTCAAAGAGAGATATAAACCTAAAACATCGTATCAATTAGATGAATTGAGACGTTACGGTTTATAATTCTATACAGTTATTTTCTTCATATATCCTATCAAGCTTATCTTGCTGAATATACTTGATAGGATCTCTGTATCCAGCGCTAATGAACCCTTGAACGCGTAAACTACTTGATGGTGTTGTTGCGTCTGCTAATTCATCCTTTCGATTGCTATAACACGTCCACGTATCTCTAAAGTTAACACCTAGTCTTATACCTTCTAGTATAATATCTGCTTTCGACATGGAGAGCAATGGAGCTTCAATAAAAATTCTATGTTCTCTGTTGAGTTGTATTAAGTTATTTATAGAATCAACGAATTCTGTTGATCCATCCCAGTAGCCTGCTAAAGAATCTACCTGAGCTGCTCCATACCAAACAGAACTAGCACCTAAACTCTCCGCATATGCACAGCAGATCGTTAAAAACATCTGATTACGAAACGGTACATAAGAAACCGGTTGCGCATCACCTGCAATTTGACTAATATCTGGATTATCAATATCTAAATTCGTAAGAGATGAGGTTGGCGATATGTCTTTAAGATATGTAACATCAAGTACTTTATTAGTAAATTTAACGTTAGGGTATTTCTCTTTCAGATTCCACTTTTGGAGAGGTACACACTGCATCTCACGGCGATGTCTTTGGCCGTAATCGAAAGTAACGGTATGAATCTCTTCATATCCTCTATCTGCTGCCATAAACAACAGAACAGATGAGTCAGCACCTCCACTAAATGACAGTACTAACTTTTTTGAGCCTTTCACCTCAGAATCCATATTTTTACTGTCCATTTCCATAAATACTATTATAACCTATAATGAAAGTAATTCCAGCAGATTTCGAAAAATATAAAAGAAAAAAAAATAAATAGTATTTACTGTGTTGAGATTAAATACCTATATGAAAAAGAGAGATATGTTCTTGTTAGAAAGCTTGTATGCAAATTTAACTTTAAACGAAAACTATAATTTAGGATCAGATTTTGTTGAATTTAATGGAAATTACGAAGATGATGTAATGTTTTATGCTGACTATGATAATATCAAAGTAAAGAACTGGATACAAAGAGATCGTCCTTTACAAACAAAGTATATAGCAATGGGACAAGATCTTGTAGAGTTGGGTATGGGATCAGTTGATCCAAAAGGGGTTTATGTGTTCAATAGACCAACTGATTTTACCCAAACTGCTTTAGTAGCTGTAGGTTAATTTTAATCTACCGTGTCTATTTCTTCAGGAGTTTCTTCTTCTAGATTACTATAGGACCATTCCTTCTTAATTCTATCCTCTATTTTAGGTAAAATAGTTTCTTCCCAAAGCTTAGAATCCTTGCGCCACGATTTATAATAACCGAGCTTAGTACCATCTTCAAGAGCATAAGTTGATCCGTTCTGAATTACAGCTCCAAGACCTACAGCGAGATCAAGTAGACCGTAATATCTATCTAATCCATTAGCAAAAGATAGATACATCTCTCCTTCAAGATACTGCTTAATAAATCTATTCTTACGAGTAAGAGCTCTAATAATAATACCTGCATACGATTTTTGACCAACAGCCAATTCACCATCTGTAGTTTTACCGTCGTCAGATTTCATTGGCTTACGAGCTAGTTGTACTGTTACAGATGGTAGGTAAACACACGCCTTACCACCCGGCATATGCTTTTCAATAGAAGGAAACATTGCAGATGGGTCATCATAAACGTGATTAGTACATAGAATAGTTGTCTGAGTAACTGCACCTAAATTAGTACAGGTTTGCATTAACGATTTCATTGCACGAGCTTTAGTACCCATATCAGAAGATGTACTATCTTTACCCATTCTAGCTAACTCTAATTCTGATTGAAGGTTACCGAGTGAGTCGATAGCAACAATAAATTTACCTTCTAGTTTTTTCTCTTTTACTGCAGATAAAAACTTAAACAGTGCATTACGAGTTTGCTCTATACTAACACAAGGAACATACTTTACTTTAGTAATATCTAATCCAAGTCTAGCAGCACCTTCCGGATCGATAGCGTTTTCCGTATCAAAAATTACCGGTGTAAGGCCTTCTGCTTGCGCTTTAGCGAGAATTTTCTGCACGAAGAGAGATTTACCGGTCATTGATTCACCTGCTAGCATGGTTACCCTACCTTTTGGTATACCTCCGTGAAGGGAGCCTGATATAATTGCGTTAAGAACGTAACTACCTGTATCCACCCAACCTCCAACTCTACTAAGCGTACTATCACTAAGATAAGTCGCGAAAGGATTAACATCATCAATTTCATCTAAAGCACTCTTAACATCTTTTTCCATAACAGTATTATAGTATATAACATATCATAATCAATAACAAAAAAAAGCGGACCAGTTTAAGGCCCGCTTTTTAATTAGTTTTTTTAATTTTAATTAATCTTCAAAAAGCTTAATTACTTCTGGTTCGCTTTGTGCAGGAGCAACCGCAGGAGGATTATTAATATTATTGTATTGTGTAATAATCTTTTCGTCAAGCTCTACTTCGGAAAGTACAACACTTGATTTATTAAACGTCCAATGATTTTTTTCACGAGAAGCTGTAGTCAAAAATTCCATAAAAATATATGGAAAGGATTGTACTTGCAGCTGACCAGTTTGTGCATTAGGTTGAACGTGAATAATAACTGGATTGTTAAGAGTGATGGTTTTTTCATCTTGACTAACCTCACCGCCGACTACTGTTCTACCGATATGATCGATAATAGTTTTAATTTTGTGCATAATTTATATTAACTAGGTTGTTTATCTTTTCCACTCTTTTTACCGAATGAACTATTAATTTCTTCTCTCCATACTAATAAAGCTTGTCTCATTTGCTCAATACCCGGATGGTTATTAGCTCCAGTTCCATTGTCTAGACCTAACATAATATCAGAAACAATTTTGAGAACGTCATTTATACCTTTAGCTTTCCCCCTAAAGTATGCAGGGTGTGCTCTCGGCGTATCATCTAGGGCGGGTTTATCTAAGTATTCCATAAAATTACTTATTTTACCTTAATCGTAAATCAACTAAAAAGATCGAATTTAATCGAAGTTCTTTACTGATTGATTAAATAATTGTAGTTCACGGGGCTGCAACCCCTAACTACTCTTCACAAAAAAATTACAAATTATGAAGCATAAACATATTTATACACCTTATTGCTATTATCTCTCTTGGTCTAAATTAAACAAACACTATTATGGTGTGAGATATGCGCGTAAAGATAAGTGCTTGTATGATAGTGGATGTCATCCGGATGATCTATTAGTGACTTATATGACGTCCTCAAAAAATGTTCATAAACTACTAGAAGAGTATGGTAATCCAGATGTTAAACAGATAAGAAAGACGTTTACCAGCGCGGAAGATGCAGCTAGATGGGAGAAGAAGTTTATAAGTCGAAGTGGTATCATCTACATGGATCATTGGTTAAATTTAACAGATAGTAAAGCTATTATGCAAACTGCAGAAGTTAAGCATAAAATAAGTAGGGCTAAAAAAGGTCAAAAAATGTCTGAAGAGGTAAGGCGTCGAATGAGTGATAGTCATAAAGGTTTGAAAGAGTCAAAAGAGACAAAAAAGAAAAAAAGTCTTGCACATAAAGGAAAGCCTAAGTCCAAAGCTCATAAACAAGCAATGAAAAATGCTGTTAGGACACCTCGAATGACTATAGAATGTTCAATCTGCGGTAGAGTTATGAATACAAAAGGATTATGGCAACATAGAAGAGGTAAGCACTGTTCACTCAGTTAAACAAGTCGAAAAGCTCTGTTTGAACATTATCGGTAGGTTTTCTAATCTGCCACTTAACGTTGTCATAGAACCTTTCAATAGAATTATATAGAATCTTTTCAAACATCTTCTCATAGTCGACCTTAAAATACTCCTCATATTCATCCGGTCTATTATATTTGAATCCAATTACATCAATACCATATCTATTAGGTTGTAAGGTATAGTAAAAACGAATTTTGTCACCGGAAGATATCTCCTCATATTTCTTGTCTACTTCAAGCTTCTTATTAATAAAGTTATGAAGATATGCAGCCTTAACATGAACCGGTGTCTTCTTCGCTATATTGAACTCCTTACACTGAGTAGCGTATTTTTCATAGCCCTTAACACCCATAACAAATGCTATGTCTTCGATAGGTAGAGTTTTAAATACTTCATATGTCTCCTTTAACACCTTGTTAGTTTGATGATGAGATTGGGTTAAAAGCATTGTTTCAATAATCTTCTTTGCATAAGGCTTAACTGCGTTAGGCATAGACGTCCTAACAACCTCAACCCCTGTATACTTAAACTTGTCTACCTTAATACCTTCGTCATCAAGAATATGCATAACGTATCTTTTTTTCTGAAGGAATAATCCTACATCAGCTATACACTCACGCTTAAATACGAACCTACTATCTTTTGTTCTTAAGGTTTTTTCAGCCCAGGTAGTAATATTTTTATTGAGATAGTTTTCAATATCACCTACTACATTATAAAACTCAGGGTTAATATCCTCATTAGCTTTAATGGGTACTCTATCCTTAATACAATCTAAGGAGAAATAGCAAGAGTCTGTATCAGAGTATACCCAGCTTTCATCCAGTACGTTTTGATCCGTTACATTAAATTTTTCAGTAAGATATTCTTGGAGCAACTTACCAGCTTGTTTAATAATTGCTTGCCCTGTTAGAGTAACTGATGAAGCGATGTCATCATCACCGATAGGTGCTTGCTTGTTACCCATATAACCGTATGCAGAGTTAATAAGAATTTTAATAACCATCTGCTTTGTATTGAGCCTCTCAACTTCATACTTTAAATTAGTATAATTACTATCACTCTTTTTAAGACTTGCTAGCTGCTGCTTAACCTTAAAGAGTTCCTCTCTGATCTTAACTCGCTCGTTATAATAATAATCTAGAAACTCAGGTATAATACCTTTTTTCTTTTGAGTAAACAAGAATCCTGCTTTGGTTAAGGAACATTCTTCAGACTTTAAAAATGTACCAAACTTCTCCGGTGTAAGCTCAATACACTTTCCTGAGACATGATATATGTTAACATTACCATTGTCGTTCTTTTCTACTCTACCGATTTTTGTCTCTGGTGATAGGTTTAAAGAGATCATAACGTTAGGGTATAGCGAGTTAGCATCGAATGAAACTACGTTATTCTTAAATCCGGTTTTAGGTTCAGCTACATACGCACCAGGATTTTTACCAGCTCCTTGATTGCGAATAAAGGTCGATAATACTTCCTTACGCTTCCTTGCTCTAATGGTTAGCGCGCCGTTAATAACGGATATAGTACCCATAGCACCTTCAAGAGTAGTTAAACCTACATAAGCTAACATTCTTAATAACACCACATACTGAAGCTTATCCTCTAGTCTTACAAGAAGATTAACGTCCTGAATGTTGTAATCAACAAACTTAGTCCAATCTGTATCTGCAAGAGTAGATAAATTCATATCACCATAATCAACCTTGCGCTCACCTAACTCTATCTCACCGATTGCATCTAGCTTATAAGATTCTCTAAGCTTAAGACAGAATCGTCTATAAATGTCCAAGTAGTCGATACAAGCAACTCCTTCAATATAATAGCGCTTTTGTTGACGGCCAAACTTACCCATTACCTCGCGATAATATACATTGCCTGTAGGTGAGAGTCTATTTACATACTCTTGACCTAATATTCTCTCGCACCTGTTAACAATATAAGGTATATCAAAGAATTCTGAGTTCCAACCACTTAGAACATCCGGGTAATCTGATTCGATATACTCGATAAATTTTATAAACAGATCACGTTCATTTTTACAGTGAGTGTATTTTATCTTTTTATTAGTGCCATTATAAGGCTTTAAGCCAAACGTATGAAACTTTTCTGTGAAGTTATCATAACAAGTAATAACGTTCACGGTATGATCTGGATCATCAATATTAGGAAATGAATCTACAGAGTAGGTCTCAATATCTATAAAGGTAACTTTAAGCTTGTTTTTAGCAAATTCAGGTTTTTCATTCTCAGTCCAAAACGAATCAATTAAGTATTGCTGAATTACAGGTAGATTCTCATATACTCTTTTAATTCCTGAATCCTGTAAAAATTTATTACGTTCATAACCGTTATTGAACGTCTTCTTCTTAGCCTTAGTACCAAAAATTGTAGTTTTATCACCGGCATTATCCTCAACATACAGGTAAGGAGATACAGACGCGTCACACTGAATACGCTTACCATCAGCATCCCAGGTAAAGAGCCGAACTGATTGAGTTCGGCTGCTATATACACAATTTCGATAAGACATATAAGATTATTATAACCTTATTCTATCTAAATTCAACTATTCCATCGCTTTAAATATTTTCTCTCAGGAGATCCGTAAGGCGTATTAAGAACTTCTAAGTGACAACCTATATTTTCTGGGCGTTCAAGGAATCTTTGCTCACCTATTTTACGATAAATATCAACGTTGCTATAATATTTGGCTTTATTCTTGAGAAGAATTTCTAATTTATGCTCTAGATCTTCTGCAGTCTTAAACTTAAGGAACTCTGGTGCATTTTTATAGGTTTCCATATCCTGCACAAAGCATGGAAGACCTAATACACAGGCTTCAATGAATTTAATATCAGATTTAGACCTATTAAAGCTATTATCTAGTAAAGGAGCAATCATAACCTGTGCTTGAAGATTAGCTATGAATTGTGGATATACAGCTAGTGGCTGCCAGTTATGAAATTCGATTTTACCTTGCTGAACATACTTAGCCAGAGGTGGCGGGAAGGAACCAACGAATACCCACTGATATTTGTCGATTGTTTTTTCTACCAAACTTAAAATATGAGAAAAATCATCTATACCCCCATTTTTATTATCTACATCATAATGAGCTCCAGATCCAGTATAAAGTATGCGTGGTTTTTTCTTATGCTTATCATAGGCATCATATACCTTACGTCTATCATATACATAACCCATCCAGTTATAAGGAACAAAATTAGGTACAACAGTTATTTCCTGTTTGCCGGTTTTTTCCTGGTATAATTTTTTCATATACTCACAAGTAACCGTTACTTCATCACATAAGTTAATAATTTCAATGCAGTTAGTACGAATCGATTCATTATCAAATGCGAATTTAAATTTATTGTAATCAGGAATATCTTCCTTAAAGACAACATCATCTACCTCGTAAATTAATCTGAATTTATGTTCTTTTTGAACCTCTTTAAGGTATTTAACAAATTCTCGTTGATCGTCAGACGCTTGCCTTTGTAACTTAACTGCCTTAACCCCTCTATACCATCTAGGATCAAACACCATAGCTGTTAAAGAGGAAGAACAACCTATACCCATTTCATTAATATGATTTTCAGGCCAAATAATTCTCCAGTAACCACATCCTGAATAGTCAGCTAAATAATTAACATATCTAGGTAAAGAAAGCTCGCGAGGCTGAGGGTTTAATTCGACTTTAGGTGCCGCTATACTACCTCCAAACGGATTTACAAACGGTGATGTGAAGGGATTAGCAAACGGCTGTACTAACATATGGTGATATTTACTTAATAGTCTAGATAGTCAACTCGACGCGTGATGCCGTTCTCCTTAACAAGATAAATAACATCTCCGGTTACTTCTTTAATCGATTCTTTGCGGTGTGATATAACTATAGAGCATTCATCAAGCGTTTCTACACGAGCTTTGAGGATATTGGTAATGAGATCAATACCCTTCTCATCAAAAGAAGAATCAAAAAGCTCATCATATATTGCAATATTATAACTAACGCCGCCTTGCATGCGTCTTATATCAGAAAAAGCAAACAAGCACGCTAAATCAATAGCCTTACGCTCGGCGCCGGAGAAGTTAAAGTAAGAACATATTTTATTGTTATCGTTAACAATTTGTTCCTCGAAATATTCATCAAATACGCAAATCGAATTAGAATCTAATTGTTTGAGATAATAAAATAGTCTATTATTAAGAAGTTCGAGTAATTTATTAACGATATATGACTTGACACCCTCTTCACTAATAACAAATTTTACTACATCTAAGATTCCTATTTTCTTAGATATTTCTTTAACTTGATCAGCTAGATCAACCTGCTTTTTATCTGTATCAGTTATAAGATCATCAAACTCAGTGCTTGTACTACTTAAAGCGTTTAAATCTTCAACTAATTCTGCCTGCCATAATAATAATTGATTGATTCTTGTTTTTATATTATTGTTATGTTGTATACTTAAACTGGTTTCGTTAATTAGTTTATTTTTATCTTGAATAGCCTTCTTAATTCGTTGTTTAAGATTTTCAAGATTGTTAATCTCTGTATTAACGGTCTCTATTTCACCAGCCATATCGATGAGCTCGAGTTTTAATTTCTCCTTTTCACTTTCAATATGATTTTTATCATGATCTTGAACTGCTCTTAGACATATAGGGCAGGTATCATCATCTGTTCCTATTTTTTTATAAATATCCTTCTTATGTAGTAGATTAGCTTTCTTATTTGAACGGTCATCTATATGATTGGAAAGCAAATCGTCCGTATCAGTTAATTTTTGTTCTAATTTATCAATTACTTCCTTAATATCGTCAACAGACGGTAGATTTATATCTTCATGTAATTCAGATCTAAGTTTATCTAATTCAGAAGCATTTGCAGATTGCCTTTCTAGGTATAATTTACGCTTTTCTTCCTTCTTATCTAAGATTTTCTGCCTCTGCTCATTATAGTTAATAAGGTTTTTATTAATCTCTTCAAGCTTAGAATTACTAACATCAAACTCTCGTTTAATATCGTTATAGTCCTGTCTCAAGGCTGAAGTCATTTTACTAAATACCTCCATACCAAAGATATCTTCAATAAACTTGCGCTTTTCTACCTTGTTCTTAGCCATAAAAGGAACAGTATTGTTTACAGTCATTATGACACAGTTTTGAAAGATGGCGGGAGATGCACTAAGTACCTCACAAATATATTTTGTTGTATTAGCTATACTATCTCTTGTTTTATCAACTCCATCCTTATAAACACTTACTTTTGTAGGGGAGAGAGTTCTAACAATATGAAATTTATTATTGCCTTTTGGTGAATTAACGTCAAAAAACAATTCTACTTGAGCCTTACCACCTGTAATATTGTTAGTAATAAGTTCTTTCTTAATTTCACGTAGAGTCTCACCGAAAACAGCGAAATAAATAGCATCAGCAACCGTAGACTTACCTACAGCGTTCTGACGATCGGGCTTATCCTTGTTATCCCCTGTTAAAATATGTAATCCTTTACGGAATTCAACCTCAACCGGAGTTTCGCCTACGGATAAGAAGTTTTGAATTACTATTTTGGTAAAATTTACTTTTTTCATGCAATGCACTTATGATATAACTCTAAAGTATGACTTAGTATATCTTCTTTATTATCAATCTCCAATAAATTTATAAATTCTCCTATAGCGCACGAAATATCTATACCCGATAGATCCTTTTCTGTGTTATCTCCTGTGACTGCAGTGCCAGATACATCATATTCTACGTGAAGTGACTCTGGCTTAAGTAAATTAAGCTTAGACATTAATATACTCAAATCTTCTTGCGAGATATTCTTATCTATCTTAAATTTAACTATATTATTAGCAAAAGTTGAGCTAATAGCCGGTGTTATCGTCTTTGCTCTTACGAGGTCACTAAGAGATATCTTTTTATAGTGAGGAGATATAATATTTTCTGTAAATTCATAATTCATATCATCAAGATTAAGAGTATAGTAACCTTTATAGTTATCACAATCACCAAAATCCATTTGAAAGGGATTACCTACATATAAAATCTTACCATCCTTAAAGGATTTTTCATGTCTAAAGTGAAAGTGCCCAGAAATAATCAATGAGCTCTTAGATAAGAGATCTTTTATTCCTAAACCATGATCACAATCCTTAAAAGTATTCATTTTAAAGGATTCAATCTCAAAATGACCGAATACTACATCACAATCTACTATCTGATCAACTGCGGTACCCCAAGGGCATAAACTAATCACCTTATCAAATGCTTCTACTACCGTAAATCTATCTATAACAGTAAAATTTTTACTATTTTTAAAGATTGAAAGAGAGTTAACATCTGTTCTGTTCTTATAGTAGATGTCGTGATTACCTACTAAAGCAATAATATTAAAATCTTCTAATATTTTTATAATATCGGCCGATACCTGCAAGGTATTAACAGATATCTCACTTCTATTATGATACCAATCTCCACAGAATATGATATCTTTTATCTTTTGTCGCTTTAGCTCGTCTCTAAACCAACGAGCCCAACTAATAGCTATAGAGTGCCACTGCGTACTGTTAGTGTGCACTCCTAAATGCAGGTCAGAAACGACTGCAACTTTAGGTTTATTAATCTTGATCATAGAAATCGTCGTCTTCACCTCCCATAGGCTTAACATAAATCGAACTACTACCGGATTTAGGATCGGTCATTAGATCCTCGTATACTCTATCCCTGTAATTACGCTCAGCCTCATGATGTCTCTTTTCTTTCTTAATACGATTTACAAAAGCATTAAATGCAATAGTTGTAAAATAAGAGAACGGATTAGAATCTGCACTAAATTTATACTTTTTACCCTTAAGAGCGGAGTACATCTTAATAAGAGAATCACCTATCATATCGTCTTTATAAGTATAGTTAATAAAAGAACTATTATAACTTAAACCGTAGGCTATTTTTTTAATATTTTCAGCTAAATCGTCTGTCAAGACGTCAGTAGCATAGTACCTACGTAATGACTCTTTAAATTCAGTAGGATCCACATAATAGTTCTCTTTAGACATACCTTTATTATTATATACGTTTATAAAATATCAATATCTTTTTCTATATATTGTATTTTTTCTGCCTTATAAATATTTTTTCTTTTCTCTGAGTGCAGCTTACTATAATGTAGGTTATCACAGATGTCGATGATTACTAGCTTAGTTTTATTATCATGTAACCGTAAACCACGGCCGATAGACTGTACGGTTCTAATAAAAGACTTACCTCCAGATACAAACATAATATTATGAAGATTTTTAATGTTAACTCCTGTTGAAAATATAGCGCTTATAGCTATACACACAACATTATCATAGAGCTCCATTAGCTTTTTAATGTTTTCTCTTTCATCAACACTAACTTCACCTCTAATAAAGAATACTCTCTTATCCTTACAAACATTTTTAACTATCTCAAGCAGAGATTCACCATGAGCTATATGATTAACAAGTATAAGTGTATTGTTTTGTAGTTTATTGCCCAAGCCTGCAATAATTTTATTACGACCTTCATGATTATAAATAAAATTTAATTCATCTCTGTAAGCACTATCAGTAAGTCGAGGTACTATTTGATTAGTATACTTAAGATTTAATATTTTAATCTCAACATTAGTAAGATAGCTTTCTAACCTAAGCTCATAACTATTTTTCTCGTACAAAACAGGTCCTAGCTTACCTACTATATACCACTTTTCTATACTATCTAATGGAAGAGTGCCTGTAAACCCATAACGATGATTTGTTTTGATTAAATTAATAATTTTACTAATCTTATTCGAAGGTTTTATCTTATGACACTCATCAACTACTAAAAGATCTACAAATTTTGCCCACTCATTAACTTCGAATTGTGATTGTAGTATTTGAATATTGCAAATAATAACGTTAGAAGTTAAATCTGGTTTATTATTACCCGTCCATCTAGTAACTTTAAAGGAAATACCACATTTTAAAAACTCATCATAGGTCTGCTGTACCAAGCCTAAATCCGGTACAATCATAATACACTTAAACAGATCTTTATTTTTTGAATTGCGGTAGTAATTTTCAATTAAAGCTGCTGTCGTTAATGTTTTACCTGCTCCGGTACCTAAAACACAAGTACCCCAACCGTTTTTAATAGCTTTCTTAATGACCTCACTCTGATAATCTCTCAACTCTAGTGAGAAATCAGTATATATATCAATATCTCTACCTATATTCAGACCTTCTTTCAGTTTATCAGATATTTTTATATCTTCTGTAATTTGATTAGCTATTAGATAACGTCTCACCTCCCAATATAATCCTAAATCGCATAAACCTGTAGGTGTAATTACATACTTACGTGAAGGAAGTTTAACTCCTCGCGATCTAAAGCGTCTTTGAATAAAAATAGCGTTTTTATCTTCAACACTAAAATGTTCCCGCATATTTTCAAATATATCTCTATCGTCGCACTTAATAATTAACTTGCGCGTAGACTTAGAGTAGTCAAACTGTATCATAATTGCTCTAATTTTTGTATCTCAATGATATTTTTAATATCATATCCCATTCCACCCATTATTTTCTCTACTTTCTCCAAGTATTCAATAATAAATTCATATTCTTTTATAGAATCGTTTATATTACTTAGTTCATCTGTAGATTCTGCTGCTGCTTCTGCTGTTTGTTGAGTAATTTTAACAGGAGCCTCAGCAATAATTCTACCAACTAAATCTTTTTTCAGAGATTTTTTTCTTTTATGAAGATTTTGTAGAGTAATTTTAGCATCAATTAACCGTGCAGCCCAGAAATGCTTACGAGAAGGTAATTTTAACTGTATATCTTTTATATTAAAATCAGTAATAAGTAAATCAGCTCCGATTTCTTCTTTATATCTTTTTAGCAATTCCACAGAATTATTATAAATACATTATATAGTGAAATCAACTGTAACATTTAAAAAATATTTCTACGAGAGTATGACAGCTGCCGGTGCACTTGGATCTTCTCCAGGAGGATTTTCGCCTGATAGTATTTCTGGTTCAGATTTTTATGCACCAGGTGATGCTAGAATACCTAAAGGTAGTGCTGTTTACTCTCGATCGGGGTTAGTAAAGCGTAAAAAACGTAAAAAGCGTAAAAAAATAAATAAAAAATAATGGATTTAGGTCATTGGTCTACGAATATTATAATTGAAGAAGGTAATATACCTTACGGATTTATATATAAAATAACATGTTTAACTAATAACCGTAAATACATCGGTAAGAAACAATGTAAATCTATCTTAAAGAGAAAACCTCTTAAAGGTAAAAAGAATAAGCGTTGCGAGGTAATTGAAACAAATTGGAAAGAATATACCTCCTCATCACGTGAATTAAATGAAGATATTTTAAAATACGGTAAAGAAAATTTTAAATTTGAAATATTAGAGCTATGCGATTCTAAATTTGCACTAGCATATAGAGAAGCTAAAATACAATTTGACGAAGAAGTACTTTTACGCGATGACTATTATAACGGAATCATTAATCTCAGAGTGTCAAAGCCAAAGAACTATATCTTTAAACAGTGCGATTGAAGACGCGTTCAGAAGAACAGCTGTAGAGACTCAAAAATACAATATGCCATATTGTATTGCTAATCCGGATACAAAAAAATTATTAATAAATAATATAATAATTAGTATTTGCAATTTTAAAAAATGCTGCAAGATTAATAAGCCTGTATTTTTTATAGATGAAACTAAATTAGATTTTCAAGAACTATACATCATCAAAGAGGTTTTTAGTGTTATGGAGATATTTAATAGTGAAAAAAGTAATGCTTTTTTTCGAAAGTTTATGAAATATGTAAAAAAGAATGATTTAAAATATCTTAAGGATATTTACTTTAAGCAAGTATCCAATAAACTTGCTCTATTTAAATAAATATATTCATGAGTAAATTTCTCGAAATTGTAGAGGGTAACACGCCTGATGTAGATCTAGATTCTTTAATAGATGCAAAAAGAACATTGCAGCGCATGCTAATTAAATTAGGTGTTGAAGTAGAAGCTAAAGTATTTAAAGATATTCTTTTAGTAAAATTACCAGATGGTAGAACGGTTGAGCTTGAAATTAAGAGCGTTACTAAACCTTCTGAAGAAGAAGCTGAGGATTCCAGTACTGTAATTTCAGCTATAGGAGCGATTGCAGGTATACCGGATCAAAGCTTAGCTAAACAAGCTTTAAGTCCAACAGCGCGGAAATTAGGCGGTGCAAAGCGAAAAATGGCGGACGCTGCAGACAAATTAGCTGATCAATTTAGAAAAAAAGTAGACGCAGCTTCTGTACAAATGACAAGGGTATAATTAAATGAAAAAAACCAATAATCTATTGAGTAAGTATTTACGTCTGTATAAAGAGCAGGTACCAGGTGAGGAAGTAGTTAATGCAGATCCACAAACGCAAGTAGCACCTGCTGCAGACCCTGCACCTGTAGAAAATTCACCTGAAAGTAATCTATCAGAGAATGAAAAATATGTTATTAAGATTCTAACTAATGCTTTTATTTTTAATCCAAAGGTCTTTGATAAGGATAAACAAAAATATATATATAGTAGAATAGAGTCAATTAAAAAAATGATTAATATTCCTATATCTAAGGTTATTGATGAGGTTAAAAATATTATATCTCTTGATAGTAGTTTAAAGGTTGAATCTAAAACTATTGCACTGTTGAGAAAATATATTATGTTGACTGAACAATCAGCTGATGCAACAGAACAACAATCTAATAATAATGATCAGAATACTGAACTAGCAAAACAAGCTAATAAAGAACAGAGTGAGGGTGAGGGTAATAAAGTTTCTTTAGAGGAAATTTTTCCGCTTTATAAGGAACTTATTTTAAAATCTCTAAAGCATACACCCACGGAAGAAGAGCTTATGATATTAAAGCCTGTAGTTAATGAGTTTGCTAATGTAGATCCAGAAAAGATAGTTGAAGCAATACAAAATCTTTTAGTACAATCAACAGAGGATAAGGAAGTAAGAGATAATTTAAGCAATGCATAGTTGGAACTTAGAAAAAATATATTCTGGAGAAGTGAGTGGTAAAGGACCTATAGGCTTAACACGTCATTTAGTAAGAGAATATACTACTAAAGCTGATGTAAAGAAAGCTATTACGAGTGTAAATCCTGATCTTAAAGTAGGTACTGATAAAAGAGGAGCTATAAGATTCCAGCCTAAAACAAAGGTAAAAGATAACGAAGAATTTATTAATAAATTCTTTAACACGCTAGATGAAATTAATCTGTTTGTTACAGATGTTATAAATCCTGGCGAACCTGGTTCTCCTTCGAGTAAGTTTAAATCTTATAGAGTAAGGGATATGTCGGATAATGAGTTTATTATAACTCTTGGTGGTGGAGCTCACTCTAATAAAGGAATGGAGTATGAGAGAAATATTTTAAATAGTGTAAATAACTATTTTAATAATCCTGAAGATGAACAAAAACCTGCTATACTTGATAATCTAGAAAATTTTCTAGATGTTTCTTTTAAGGATGTTGATAAAGGAAGAGGATTTGATAGACAAGTAAGACGTCCTTTAACGGATAAGGGTCCTTCTAAAAAAGGTGATGAAATTTCTGATTTGACTCTCATTGATACTAATGATAAGCCATATTATATATCTTTAAAAAATGTGGGTGGTAAGACCATATCAAATGCAGGTGCAAAAGGTATGTTTGATATTGATAGTAATAATGTTAAGTTTGTAAATAGAGAGCGTGACAGTATAGGTAAAAAATTATTAGAAGCTGGTGGCGTTAATATAGATAGGGTTATAGCTGGTTTAGAGGATTATATAACAAAAACCCCATCAGTACCGGGTCAAGAAGAGAAAATAAAAACTACAGATTTGGCCGATATAGATAAGCTTACTGACTTTTTGGGGTCAGCATTCGATTACGGTTATATATATGTTAAGCAAAAAAACGTAAAAAACGACCTAGAAATAGCTGATTTAACTAATAAAGATAAACTTTATGATTTTATAGGAGATATAAAAGAAGTAGAAGTTAAATATCCTTATTACAAAGATAGTAAAAATCAAAGAAAGCATATATCTATTATAATAAATACAACGAAGGGGGTTTATAGTTTCGATATAAGAAACGCTTCTGGCGGTGATATACCTAATCAAATAAATTTAGTAAAGGGTAAATCAAATCAAGAAATTACCGCAAACAAAATTAATCTTAAAAGTCTAAGCTCATCAGAACAAGAGTTGAGTGACAATCTATCAAATATATGAAAACATTTAAACAACATTATAATTTATTTTTAGAATTTTTTGATGCGATCGATGGAGCAGTAAAGCATATTGATCACTTGGAGGAAAATATTTTAAATAAAGGTAAACAAGGAGTTATAGAGGCATTAAATCAAATCGAATCTTCTATAGCCTATTTCGTTGATGAATCAGATTATGTCATAAGCACGAAATTTGATGGAGCTCCAGCTATAGTAGCAGGATTAGATAATAATGATCGCTTTTTTGTTGCAAGTAAATCAGCGTTTGCTAAAAATCCAAAAATTAACTATACAGAAGAGGACATAAAGAGAAATCATGGTAATTCACCAGGTCTAGTAGAAAAACTCACATTAGCTTTAAGATATCTTCCTTCTTTAAATTTAAAAGGTATATATCAAATGGATTATATGTTTGATAGTAGACTCAAACAATTTGAAACACCTACTTTAATTGATGGAGTTAAGAATGAAAATAGATTTATTACCTTCACACCTAATACAATTAAATATGCTGTTTCTCCTGAAAGCCCGTATGGTGGCGATATATTAGCTGCTAAAATAGGAGTAGCTATACATATAGAATATAAAGTTCAAAACGGTATTTTAAAGGTTAAGAAATATACTTCATCACCATCAGAATTTTCTCCTTCCAAGACGGTGTTTGTATTTAACGTAATGGCAAGTAAGCCTAAAAATGGTCAATCTAAATTTAGTAAACTTCTCTTAAATGATGTTAAGAAGAAGAAAAAGTACGTTTTAGGTCTTGCTGAGAAAACTGACTTTAGCGCGCTTGATGATTATACTGCATTATTAAAGACTTATATAAACACAGAGATAAGATCCGGTAGATTCCTGGAAGATACATCTGTATCTGCAGCTGAGTTTATAAATTATATGACTCTTAGATTACAAAAAGAATTAGAAAGTCTTAAAAGTGAAAAAGGAAGATCTAAAAAGTTAGAAGAGACTAAAAAAACGATATCGGAATTAAAGTCTTTAAAAAGCTCTATTAAAAATGCTTTTGAAATTACAAAGACAGTAGCAAATTTAAAAAACAATCTCATAAAAATATTTAACGATATTACAAAGAGTGATATATTAGGAACTTATCTCGAAGAATCACCCGGTGTATGGCAGACAACCTCACCAGAGGGATTTGCTCTTTCAAAAGTAAATGATCAGGGTGCAGATATTACAAAAATGGTTAATAGACAGGAATTTAGTGCTGTTAACTTTAATACTGGTAAGCCAGGATCTGCACAAGCCTCATCACAACCTCCGCAAAATGAAAACATTTAAGCAGTATCTCTTAGAGCAAATTGACAATAAGGTAGCTGTAATAGCCTATGGCAGATACAATCCTCCTACAATAGGTCATCAAAAGCTAATAGATACTGTGAGTGAAACAGCTCTTAAAAATAATGCTGATGCTATTATAGCTCCATCTCACACGGAAGATAAAGTTAAGAATCCTCTTTCATATAGTGAGAAAGAAGAAATTCTTAAACAAATGAGTAAGAGTGTCAATATATTAGATAAAGGCAAAACATTTATTTCCTTATTACAATACCTGCAACAACAAGGATATAATAAAATTATCCATGTAGCAGGTAGCGATCGTATTCCTGAGTTTGAGAAAGTAGTAGAAACATATAACGGTAAGCCTGATAAAAAAGGTATTATTCCCTTCAGCTTCAATACTTACGAATTTGTTTCAGCAGGTGAAAGAGATCCTGATTCAGAGGGGGTAGAAGGTATGAGTGCATCAAAATTAAGACAGTTAGCTGTTGATGGAGATTTGGATAAATTTAAACAGGGTATGTCAGATTTAATTAGTGATGAACTGAAAGAAAAAACATACGAAAATATAAGAAGCCGTATTAAATAATATTATGTTCGGAAAACAGGATCAATTAGGAATAGCTAATGCATATGGACTAGTAACAGAAATGCATATGTCGCAGGGTATGCCTGTTATCGTTACTATGGATATGCCAGGTGCGGAAATAGAGCATGGTGATGATCATGATAGTAGCGAGATAGAGATGGCAGTAGCCGAACTTCATAGAATTTCAGATCAAGCTCTTAAGTTAAAAGAGTTGGTTCAAAGTATGCCAGGTTTAGAAGGCTGGGTAGCATCTAAAATCACTAAGGCCTCAGATTATATTACTTCAGCCTATAACTGGTTAGAATATAGCCAGCAAGGGGGAGATGAAGGTTGTCCGTGCAGTAACACTAGTTCTATGCATAACTCTGGATATGAGGATGCAGAAGGTTGCGAATATGCTGCTCAAGGATGTAAATGTGGAGGTTGTTCCGATTGTCACTAATGAAAAACTTTAAAACATTCTTTGAGGCTACTGTAATAGGTCTTATTGAAAAAATAGAGCTACAAGGTATAGGCGCTCTAGAGGCTAAAGTAGACTCTGGTAACGGTGCGTTTAATGTACTTCATGGTGAAGATATTATGAAGCAAGGAAATAAAGTAACCTTTACAACTGTTGATGGTAAGAGGTTAATTAAAGATATTAAAGATACGATTACTATTAACGTTGGTGCAGGTCATGTCGAGGAAAGACCCGTGGTTTCTTTTAGAATGAAATTTGCTAATACAGAGTTTGATAACGTACCCTTTAGTATAGGTAATCGTTCTAAGAACGAATATAAAGTTCTTATAGGTAAAGACTTTATTAAGCAGCTTGATGCTCTAATTGATGTGTCGTCAAATCATATTGCGGATGATCAGATTGAAGTGGATTATACCAATTAGGAATCTCTCTTTTTGTCCACGTAGCAAATTTTTTATCGTAATTAATATAAGCTCTATACTGTTCTATAACAGATAAGTCGTCGAAGTTTGATATTACTTTTCTACAGATAGAATCTTGATTAATAGCGACCACAAAAGGTGTAAGACATACTTTATCAATCAAAGTATTATGAACATTCTTACTACACCATATAATAAATTCTTTTGTAAAATGCTCTGCTGAATTAGGCCATCTATACATGCGTTCATTAAATTGCTCTAATGTATGATTTACTAGCCATATAAAATTTTCTTTAGACTCGCGCGCCCAAATAGAGCATTGATGCTTAAAATAACCTTTTCCAGACTTGCGGCTTTTACCTGATTTAGTCTTAGGAGTTGAAGAATGATTTAGAACCTCTTGCGGAAAAGCATGAGCCAACATAATGGCTCCTTCAATTTGCATTTTAGACCTGCAGTGTTGATCACAAAGATCCCGTGCCGCTACCGCGGGATCTTTATCAGTTACAAATATATTCATTATAACTATATTATAATATAGTTCCTATTTGGAAGCCATATCGATAAATTTATAGAATTCAGTGCGAGTCTTTTCATCATCCATGAAATCACCGGTAAGCTTTGAAGTAATCATATAGCATCCTTCATGTTTAACGCCGCGAAGACACGCACAGGTATGCTGTGCCTTAATAACAACAGCAACCCCTCTATTCTTCTCACATACTTTATCGATAGCTTCAGCAATCTGCTTAGTAGCACCTTCCTGGATTTGAGGTCTACGCGCGTAAAACTCAACAATACGATTAAGCTTACTCAAGCCAATAACCTTACCCTCTACTGACGGAATATACGCAACGTGAGCTACTCCAGTAAACGCGAGGTGATGATGAGAGCAGAGTGATTTAAATGGAATATTGCATTGAGCAATCACACCGTCATAGCCGTCAGACGGAAACGCCGTAACAGCAGGAGGTTCATTATAACAACCAGATGCAATATCATTAACAAAAGCCTTAGCTACGCGCATAGGCGTATTAGAAGAATTAGGATCGTTTCTCCAATCAAATCCTAAAGCATCAAGATATCTCTCATACGCCTTAGCCGCCCTCTTAATGATATTATGCTTTTCTTTATCAGAACGAGGAACATTACCATTAGCATTAGGTAGCTTAACCTCTTCGCCCATTACTTCGTTATCTTCAAAATCATCCATAATATTATTATAACCTCAATAAAATCATTTTTCAACTATAAATATAAAATATATGTCTAAGCTTACGCAGAAAGAATTACTACAGGAAGGATTTCTAGATACTGTTCGCACTATAGGAAGAGCGGTTGGCTCAAAAATTACGGGTAAGAATATAGGTAAAGGTCTCGCTAAACTAGCGGGAGGAGTAGGAGGTGCAGCTTTAGGCGCAGTAGGTAATGTAGCTAAAAACCTTTTAAATCCTAATTCCGATCTTTTTTCTGCATCTTACAGCGGCGCAAAAGCAGGATTTAAAGGCGGGATGGCATTACCGGATAAACTCTTAAATTATATACCGAAATCTCCTAGCGATGCATTAAAAAAAGAACTAGACACTGAATATAACCGTATCTTTAATGTTAATACAATTAATATTAAATTACCTAAAAAAGATACTACAAACCCCATACTATATATTATACCATTTACCGCTACGAGAATAGATATTACACCTGCATTATCTGGCGTTTTTTATGGCAATGTATTTGAAGTAGAAAAAAATACCTTTAAATATGATGTGAAGGTGAAAGATAGCCAAGGTCAAATAATAAGCCCTCAACGATATGAAGAACCTCTAATGAAGTTAACAGATATATATAAAAAGCTAAATTTTAATCCCGCTGCTCGAAACACTGCAACTACATGGTTAAAGCTACTAAAAAGAGGTACTAGAGGTAGTGAAAAGGATTTAAAAACTATAATTACAGATATAATACCACCCAATTCTGATTTAAATACCTACATATTAACACAAGCAGATATAGATAAGTTGAGGCAGGAACTTAAAAATGAATTTTTAATTTCAGAAAAAAAATCTCAAATTTCAACCTTACAAGAAAGTTTTAATATTTTAAATTAAAACAGTTCATCTTAGCAAAGATGATAAAGGATATTGTTTATATCACTTAAACTTATTATTTTACTATATTTTGAATGTTTCTCTTTAAGTATATTAATTTTTGAATCATCAGAAATAATAATAAGCTCACGGTTAGGGTAGGACTTATGTAAAAGAAATATTTTTTCATCAAAATCCTTTTGCCATTTTTCGTAAGCATACCCGGTAACTTCTATTAATTTCTCTCCAACAACAAAATCTACAATTTTAACCTTATTGTTTAATAGTGTAAAATGTTTTTCGTATTCGTAAGAAATATTATTTTCTTCTAATACATTACTAAATATGACCTCATACGAACTTCTGAATTTCTTACCAGATCTATTACTCACCTTGCACCCAACATACTTATTTCTTGTAAAGTTGGGATTTTCTATACCCTTTCTAAAACCACATTTAGGTATTTTATCACCATATATCTCTGCGTAAGTTTTACCTTTCGTGGTTTTTGTAATGCCCTTATTAGCTAATGATTTCGCTATTCTGGATTTTAATTTACGTGATTTAGCCTCCTGTAGGATATAATTTAGGGGTAATTTGTTAATATAATTTTTCATCGTACTACTACTTACATTAAACCTAGCTCTAATTTCATGGCGATCTAAACCTTGCAATATGTAGGATTTTATTAGTCTTCTTACTCTTTCTATACCGCCATTTTCTACTAACCATACAGAAACTCTTTTACCGTCTACCCACTTATAAGATATGCTATTTTTACCTTTTTTAGTTATTAAACTAGATCTCATTGCTGCCTTCTGCATGTAATTATTTATATAGGTAGTTGATTTATTCTAAAATTAATTTACAATACGTTTATGTATACATATCAATCAACTAAAATAATTACTTTAGGTTCATGCGCATTTAGACAACCAAATGCCGCCTTTAACAGAAAGGATGCTGGTAATAATTCGCAAAGATGTAGTAAACTTCATGGTTATAGATTAAAAGCTAAATTCTGGTTTGGGTGTAATCATTTAGATGATAAAAACTGGGTCCAGGATTTTGGAGGTCTAAAGCCAATTAAAGAATTTTTTGAGCATCAGTTTGATCATACTACATGTCTTTCCTTCGACGATCCTTTATTACCACTATTCAAGGAATTAGATGAAAAAGGTGGCTTGGATCTTAGAATTATGCCGGAAGGTACTGGTATCGAAAAAATTGCTAAATTTTGCTTTGAGAAAATGCAAGAATTTATAAACTCACAAAGCGATGGAAGATGCTGGGTAGAAAAGGTAGAAGTGTTTGAGCATGAAGATAACTCTGCTATTTACGGTTTATATCAAGCAGCAAACACTAAAACAGCTCCATTAGCTACAGAAGAAGAGACTATCGATGCAGTTGTACCTGTAGGATCTCCAGAACCCGTACAGCAACCTAGTAGTCACTCACCAGGTGCTGCAAGAGTAGGCTCACATGTAACTCAGGGAATGGGCAATCCATTCGCAGGAACCTCATGGGGTAATTAATGTTTAGCCTCTAATATATCGACGATAAATCTTAGAATTTTACTTCTAACGATTTCCGTCTCACCAAACTTAAATGCGTAGATGTTATTATCCACGCATTTTTTGTTATTAAAGCGATTGAATATTTCATCATAACCTGAAGCCTTGCCGATATCGGATTGCTTTAGATCGCCGCACACAATATACTTAGTATTCTTACCAAAACGTGTAAGAATAGTAACAAGCTCTCCTTTTGTTAGGTTTTGAGCCTCATCAACTATAACGATACTATCATTAAAAGTAAGACCTCTGACAAAGTTAACCGGAACAGCGTGTATAATATTATTTGTTTGTAACAATCTGCAAGTACCGTCATCTGTAACTTCTTTTACCTTTTCAATCAGAGGCATAGCATAAGGCAAAAATTTATCCTCAACCTCACCCGGTAAAGCTCCTATCGATCTTGATGCAGATTCAATTACCGATCTTATGTAGGTTATACCCTCTGCTTTCTGATCTTTAATTAATTCCAAGCCAGCTAATACTGCTATATATGACTTTGCACTACCAGCCGGTCCATCAACAAAGACCATATTTGTATCTTCATTTTTGATACAATCATAAAATGCTTTGTGGTTAGAGTTGAAGTAGAAAGGTTTTTTAATTTTGAAATTAAAAAGCCAGTTTTTCTGTATAGAATGCTCTATCTCTGATATAGCCTCTATACCCGCATTTTTGCGCTTGCGCGCAGGGGATTTGCTGGTCATCATTAGTATTTATGCTAAAAACAATAAATAACATTAGATGAGCAAGGGTGAAAGTATTTTAGACAGTGATGTTAATGAGGAAATTATAGAGGACATAACTTTTAATGAATTATATAATTTACTTATTGAGAAGACGAAACCTAAGAAGAAGAGTAAGGTTAGATCTAAGTGTCAAGCTAAAGCGAAAGCTAAATACGACGTATGGCCTAGTGCTTACGCTTCAGGATATGTGCAGAGATGTGTGAGAAGAGGAGGTAAAATAAAATAATGGAACAAATGTCGCAGAGAGTTTTACTTGAGAATTTAAATAAGTGGTTTGCTTCTCATGTAGATAAAAAAGGTAAAAAGTTTAAAGGATGGATTAACTGTAAAACCGGAGGTCCATGCGGTAGAAAAGATACCTCGAAAGGCTCCTACCCGGCATGCAGACCTACAAAGGCTCAGTGTAGAAAAATAAAGGGTAAGATGTACAAGAAAAAAAGCTCGAAAAGGGTTAAGTGGAAGTAATAATATAGTTGAATTTAGAACAATAAAGTGACAGGTGGAGAATAAATATCATTATGCCAGTTTATCTTTTATTAAAACAACACAATAAAACAAAAAAATACTATCTGTGTAAAAGAACGACTAATGATGTGCGTACTGTGTTTACTTATCTAGGCTCTGGTAAGAGATGGCTGAACCATCTTCATAAACATGGTAAAGATATCAACACTGCTATTTTAGAAATTGCATCTAGTAATTCAGAGCTAAAACAAAAGGCAGCATTTTATAATAAAGTGTGGAGTGTTGGAACTAATCCCTTATTTATGAATTTAAGACCTGAAGAAGGAGACGGAGGAGATACGTGGGCATTTGCGGAAAATATAGATAAACGTATAGAGGTAGTGTCACAAAGACTAAAAGAATTTAACTGCACGGAGAGGGGTCGCTTAATACGAAAAAGAGTAGGTTTAATTGCGAAACAGAATCAGTTAGGATTGACAATGAGAGAACGGTTAGGTGAAGGCTATGTAGATAGTAGAAGGGGAAAAAAATTTAATGAAATATATTGCAAAGGGTACGTACACCCTCAGCAGAGACCGTTCAAGATAACTTTGAAACGTACCGGTGAGTACTGGGTATTTAATAATGAGACAGAATTTAAAAATAAACTAAATCTCAATCCAGACCCGACATTGAGAAAATTAAAAAAGGAAGGAATACTGACAATTAAACAAGTTAAAGTGAATTCAAGACATAACTTTATTAAAAATGATATGTTGATTTTTGAGTATTTAGACTTACAATCATCATATGATTGATATTGATAACGAGTTTCTGCTTTTTGCTGGTCAAGATAACATACCTGAAATCTTTTATACTATTGAGGGAGAAGGGGCGTATGTTGGTTACCCATCAGTATTCTTTAGATTCTTCGGATGTAATCTTACTTGCAAAGGCTTCGCGTCTGTTGACTCGCCACATGGTTGTGATTCGTATGTTTCGTGGTCTAAAAAAAATAAACTGAGCTTTAGAGAAACCTTTGACATTATCGAGAGAGAAAAGTTTGTAGATAAACTACGTGAAGGTGCAATAATGAAGCTCACCGGCGGTGAACCGTTAGTAAGACAAAAGCAGCTCTTGAAGTTTATTCACGCGTTTCAAGACCGCTATGGTTTCTTGCCTAGAATTGATTTTGAAACTAATGCTACAATTATGCCGGATGAAAGATGGGTTAAAGATTTTAATGCTACGTTTACTACTTCACCTAAGCTTACTACTAATGGCGACCCAGAGGAAAAGACTTACAAACCTGAAGTGCTTAAATGGCATAAGGAACATAATTCAGGCTTCAAGTTCGTTATTAATAAATCGGAAGATATTGAAGAAATTTGGCGTAAGTATGTGAAAGACGATAAAGGTATTCAAGTACCATTACATAGAATTTGGTTTATGCCTTGCTGTGGTTCAAGAGTAGAGCATGTTGAAAAAGCACCTACTGTGGCTGAGTATGCTAAAGCGATGCATGTTAACTTTAGTCCTCGACTCCATCTATTAATTTGGGATCTTGCTCTTAAAGTCTAACCTTAACATAATTACTAATATGAAACTTAGCTCTGTATTCACCGTTTTAAACCAATTAAAAATCGATCACTGGCAAACTAAATCTCATAGTGAACATGTAGCACTCGGTACTGCGTATGAAAAATTAGACGAACTGTTTGATTCTTTTGTAGAAATTTATTATGGTAAAAAAGGTATTCCTGATATCTCGCAATCATCTATTACTTACAGTATTAAATCTGATTCTTATAAACCAGATCCAATTAACAGATATAAAACTATGAGAGATAGCGTTCTATCTTATCTAGGTAGTATTACTGAAGGTGAGAACGATCTCAAAAATATTCAAGATGAAATTGAGGGAGAGTTTAACCAACTTATATATAGATTGCAGCAATCTTGATAATGAAATCTATAAAAGATTCTTTATCCTCTCATATATTAAAACTAGGTATATCTAATATAGATAAAGCTGGAATTGGTGTTTTTGCTGTTACAGATATAGTTAAAGATACGGTTCTTTTTGAAGGCGGAGAAGATAGTTTTATAGAATGGAAATATATAACTGAAGAATCTAAGCCATATATTTCTTCTATTACTCATAACGATGATAAAGGAATATACTTAAACAAACCTATAAATGAAATCTATATTGCATACTACTTTAATCATTCAGAGCTACCTAATGTGCATTACGATTCAAAAAATGATCGTTTTATTGCAATAAGAGATATAAAGAAAGAAGAAGAATTAACTTGTTACTATATACCAGAAGAAAGAGATTGGAATGTACCTAAATCATAA